CTATAATGTAATCATTACTACTTCTGCCATTAATAGCAACATTGGTTTTGCAACACCAAGTGGAACATATGACGGTTCAATCGACAACGTTTCCGTCAAGGAAGTCATATCAGACCGATCCTACAATGCTCAAGGCGCATCTATTATCGGAACTCTTACAAAAACAGCAGTCGCTAGTGCCTCCCAGCTTATTGCTTATTCTGGCTTCTCTACCAATAACTATCTATGTGAATTGTACAGCACAGATTTAGATTTCGGAACTGGAGAATGGAGTATCGGAAGTTGGATGAATATTTCCACATCAAATGCTTCTGCTGGAACAATTTTAAGCAGAGCATATTCTACTGGTCCTTCTATTACATTAAGTATTGATGCTACTAGTAAAATTGCTGCAACCGTTTCTGATGGAACAACTACAAGAACCGTAACCACTGATGCGACATATAATACTGGAACATGGATAAAGGCAGAAGTAACTTATAAATCAGGAAAATTAGCAATTCTGGTTAATGGTGTTGAGGTGAAGTCAACAGTTGGTTCTCCATTATTAACTCTTAATAATTCTAATGCTGTTTTGACTATTGGTAATTCATACGATCTAACAGCACCATTCCCAGGTTCTTTAGCACTTGTTAAGCTATCAGCTACTGTCCCAACAGCAGAACATGCTTTATGGATGTATAACCAAGAAAAGCAAATGTTCCAACCAAATGCTCAGATAACACTGCCGGATGTAAATGCTATTCAAGACCTATCATATGATGATTTAACTGATACATGGGTTGCTGCATCAACAGTCAATACTTCTTATTGGAATGGATTAGTTAGAACAAATTCTGTAGCAGTTCCTGCTGGAACATATTCTAAGCTAGTATCTGGTTCTGGTATGCATTTATCTGCTAGGATATCTACTAATCCCGGAGTTGATGTTACGATTCCTGACTATAAAATTAGAACAAAAATTAAAAAGAAATCAGAGAAAAGTAAAAAGAATTCTACTGTTGTATTTGACTATACTCCAGTTCAATTTACTAATGCTACATTGACAAATGGTTCTAATACGCTGGTCTGTTCTACAGTAAGCGGAACTCCATACATAGGAATGACCATTAGCGGCACAGGAATCACTTCAGGGACTACGATTCTAGGAATCAATGGAACATCATATTACTTGTCTACAACCTATTCTGGTACTACCGGGTCAACATACACTGTAGGTCAAACGTCTTTTGATTTACCCGTAGGTTATACGGCTAACTTAGTTTATTCCAATGGTGTAATTAAAAGAGAAGGATCAACAAAAGATTGGACTAGGACTTTTGATGGATTCAAAGAAACTGTTATTTTTGGCACATCTCCCGGAAACGTTTCAGTACAGATTCATTGTCAGACTACATAAATAACCAGTTAATACGATAAAACCATAATAATATGCCAAATAAGAAAATATCAGAACTAGATTCATTTGATCAATTAATTGGTAATGAAAAGTTTCCAATTGTTCAGTCTGGTACAAATAAAACCAGTGATGTTTCTACTCTAGGAACAAAATTAAATTCGGATGTTAGTTCTGCTATTACTCCATATGCAACTAGAGTTTCATCTAATTTAGCTTCTGCAAAAACTTCAAATCTAACATCAGATTTAACTACTATTCAGGATTTAACCGGAATTAAATCCAATCTACATGTCAGTCCTAATGCAGTGACTGCTATGTTTGTTTATGATACAAGTAAGGATTCAGATGGTGGTGCTTGGACAGAGAAATGCTCTAGCACAAGTTGGTATAACGAAACTTTAAGCGGTAACTGGTTAGGTGCTGTTACTGGCACTTCGTTGGCATTGTGTGAGACTGCCGCCAGAGCTATTTCAGGAGCAACAACTGGAGACTATTATCAGGCAAGTTTTGATGGCAAATTTTATTCTTTAAATTCTGGTTCTGGTTATACCGAGGTTTTTAGAGGAAATAAAAGATCATTTCCTAAGTTGGTTGGAATTATTGCTGAAGCAACCAACATTACAATTTATGATTTGACTGAAGCTGGTAGACCGATGTGGATGAGGTTTAATGATGGCGGTACAACTGGTATAATAGGATGGGCTAGTAGCGTATTGAAATCACAACAATGTTTATCAATGCTAAATGGCATTTTATTTGTTGGTTCAAATGCTGGCGGAATCATTGTCAATATGATAAAGGATGATACTGTATTGGTTTTTGATACTGTATATTACTTAACACGTAATAAATTTATTAGCGAACGCAACAATATTACTGGTTTTGTATCTGGTGGAAATGGTATTGCAATTTCTGGGTATGTGATTAATTCGGTAGGAATGACAGTTTTACCTGATGCCCCAATTGATTCTGTTACCGGATTGAAAGTACCAACAATTGCTATTGCAACAAATAGTGGTATTTCTATATTAAAACATAATGGTTCTATTATTAATAGTTCTAGCACATCATCATTTAATAGCGTATCAATTACTCCAACTTTATTATCAGCAGGTAGAGCAGATAATATCTGGTATTATGCATATAACCCAGGAAATTTAGGTTCTAGTTTTACCTTAACTACTATTGCTAATACTACATCTCCTGATTGGGCTACAGGAAACAACTCGGCTATTATCAATGGCACTCGTTCTGATATGGCTAGGTTTACATATGCGGGAACAACAAATATCTTTACTAAGCTAAAGAATTTTGAAAGTACACCTAGCAAGAGTTTATCTGCAAAGATTAGTTCTTTTTACAATACCGGATACCTAGTTGGTGATATTCGTAGGGCTTATTTATCTAATATTATTTCAGAAAGTATAACTAACTCGGAATTAGTTTCTAATGGCAAGTTTGATATTAATCTGAGTGGGTGGGATAATAGTCTTGGGGCATGGTCATGGAATGCAGGAAAGGCAACATCAACAACAAATGGCTGGGCTGGCGATCTTGTGATATATGGCGGCATTGTTGGGAAAACATACGAAGCAACTTTCACTATAACAGATGCTGTTGGTTCTGGTATTTATATTTCTTTAGCGGGGAATGACATTGGATATTACGGCAATGGAACATTCAGGATAGTTTCAACTTGTACGTCAACAACAAAGTTTTTTAGAATTAGAAAATTTCCCTCTGATGGTGGATCAATTGATAATATTTCTATAAAAGAATCTGATATAGATTATAGCTATAAATCAATTGGAGCATCATTATATGGAGCATTATCGAAATCTCCAGTAGCGAATAATGCTCAATTAGTCGGATATTCTGGATTTTCTAATTCTAATTATCTCAGAGAACCAGCTTCAACCGATTTAGATTTTGGCACTGGAGAATGGAGTTCATCTTGTTGGATTAATATTCCAACTACAATAACAGCATCAAATATATTCCATCGCGGATATTCGTCCGGCGCTTTATTTGAATTGAAGGTAGATGCTACAGGAAAAATTATAGCAACTATTACAGACTCAGCAGCAACTCCTGTAACCAGAACAATTACATCAACTAACACATATAATACAGGAACATGGAATAAAGTTGATGTAACATATGCGACAAACGGAACATTATCTTTATATGTAAATGGACAACAAGCAGCAACTCCCGTAACTGGTTCTGCTCTAGCATCCATTAGTAATACTAATGCTGTACTAACTATTGGAAATAACTATTCACTAAATGCTCCATTCCCCGGTTCTCTATCATTATTGAAACTATCAGCAACTGTTCCAACAACCGAACAATTACAATGGATGTATGAACAGGAAAAAATGATGTTCCAATCCGGAGCACACGTTTGTCTACCATCATCTAATGCAGTCAATGATCTTTCATATGATTCAAAAACTGATACTTGGTATGTTGTTCAACCAAGTCATGTATCTGAATGGAAGGGTCTAGTTAGAACTGCATATCGTAAACCAGCAACATCAACATATTCAAAAATTGCATCAGATTCTGGTGTCAAGCTAATTGCTAGGGCATCTGGTACAGTTGAATTAGAAATTGCTCCAATTCAACTAAAGAAAGAATTTAGTTCTTCAGTAATTGATTCTACAATAAATAATCAGAATATCTCTATTTTTGAATTTGATTCAATTGCATCTCAGACAGATTTCGTTCTTCCAGTTGGATATACTGCTCAATCTGTTTACTTGGCTGGAACTTTACAGATTGAAGGTGCTAGTAAAAACTATACCAGACTATTTGATGGATTTAGAGAAACAATCAGATTTGGAACAGCCCCTGCAACAAATTCATGGGTAAAAATTAAAGCAGTAAGAAGTTGATAAATGCCTAATAAAAAGATTTCACAATTACCAGTAATAACATCATTAACTGGAACAGAAACTATTCCTGCTCTAAAGGATTCTATTGTTAAAAAGACAACGACTGGGGTTGTCACAAATAGAATGAAAGAATTAGCTAGATATTCTAACTATTCTGCTATTCAGGATATTAAAGAATCTGCTAAGGAAACTTTATTTGAAGGTTTAAGTGCTGGCTCTGTTCTTCAACAGGATATTACTGCTGTATCTAGTGCGCTTCATAGAAGTCCTAATGCTGTCACTGCAATGTTTGTTTATGACACGAGTAAGGATTCGGATGGTGGTGCATGGACAGAGAAATGTCAGCATACTAGTTGGTATAATGAACCGTTGAGTGGCAAGTGGTTGGGTGCTCAGACAACTGAGGCGAATGCTAGAGCATATAATGCGACGCTTGGTTCAGAATTGATTACCAATGGTGATTTTAGCAATGGAATAACAGGATGGTCATCTGAAGGAACTGCTGGAACTGTTGTAAATGGACAATATTTACATTCCGGAGTTTCTGGAAATAACTTATATCGTAATATAGCGGTAACACCAGGAAAATCATATTCGGTTTCTTGGAATATCACGCTTATCAGTGGTTCAGCGTGTCTTATATATGTTTATGATAGCAGTGGATTTACTAATGCTATTTTTAGTGCATCTGGTTCAAATAATAGAATTATTATACCAACATCCAACACTATAAGGATATATTTATATAGCACAGGTGGCTCCGGATATTATGATAATATTTCAGTCAAAGAAGTATTATCAACATCGACTCAAACAAATGATTATTTTCAGTTGACAACAGACGGAAAATTCTATGCACTATCTAAGAACTTACTGACAACCACAAATACCCTAGCAACCCAAACTCAGTGGCTAACTGCTGGAACCTATACCATGTCCAGCACAACTGCTTCAACAGGCTCCGTTGCTATCTCGGGTGCTGCTACAGCTACGCATACTGCTGGTGGTAATGCAACAACATTTACTGTAGCTACATCAGGTTCTGTCACTTTTACTGTGACAGGCTCAGTGACAAATGCTCAATTGGAGGTTGGTTCTGTTGCTACTGTCTACAAAGCAAATACATCAACAAACAGATATACCGAAGTCTTTAGAGGAAATAAAGCAGAGTTTCCTAAATTAGCTGGAATTGTAGCTGAAGCGGGCAACCTCACGATCTATGATCTGACTGAATCTGGTAGGCCAATGTGGATGCGATTTGTTCTTGGTGGAGGGGCATACAACCAGTTTTTTATTGGATCAAATATTACTTCGATTGGATGTATCAACGGAAGTATGTGGGTTGGTCTAAATGATGGAGCATATTATCGTGGTCACTTGATGGAAGCTAAATTTATAAGCGACAAGATGCTCAAGCGACATTCTGTATACAATCAGACTGCTATATCGTATTATGGATTGAGTTACAGAAATTCCAGTCTTGCTGGATTTGCATATGCGGGACCGTCAACTAATGCTATGATCATCAATCAAACTGGGGTGCCTGATGCCAGAACACTTGCTATCAGTCTGACAATCCTCCCAGATGCTCCAATTGAATCAACAACAGGGTTGCAGATTCCAACGGTTGCTGTTGGAACTTTTGCAGGTCTTGGGTTAATAAAGCATGATGGTACGGTTGTAAACTCTGCTTTAACTTCTGCCTTCAACAAAGTCACTATTACACCAAAGGCTCTAATAGCATCTAGTTCAGCTAGTAACACTTTCTATTATGCACTAAATCCAGGAAAGCTGTCCAGTGGTTTCACTCTATTAACCGATACATCTGCTTCTGCTCCGGACTTTAACCTTGATGTTGGTTCTTCAAACCTAATTCAATCTACTAGAAGCACATATATCAGATCAGCCTCAAGTTCCGCTGCATTACAGATTCTAAAACACAATGAAAATACTCTAGCAAAGAGTATGACAGCTACAATTACTCCAACTTATAATACCGGATATCAAATTGGAGATATCAGAAGAACATATTTGAGTGATACTATTTCTGGTGTAATTGGCACCGCATTTAATCCACAGTCAATGTTTACTACGGGAATTAATGGTGTCTGGTATGACCCAAGTGACATTAATCGATATATGTCATCATTAGGACCGGAGTTAGTGACGAATGGTGATTTTAGTAATGGAACAACAGGTTGGACAAACAGCAGTACAGGTTCTGGTACATTTACAGTATCTAATGGTGCAGCAATAATTGTCGGTACAGATGGTAGCAATAGAGGGGCATTTTCGCAGAACATTAATGCTATCGCTGGAAAATGGTATAAAGTTTCTTTTACAGCCACAATTACCAGTGGAACTGGTAGTTTCTTTGGTAGTGGAACTGGTAGTAGTGGGTCTGCAATATTGAATGGAATTAACTCTTTTTATATTGCTGCTGTTGTGAGTGGTGCTTTCTTTGTCTACACCAACTCTGGTGGCGGTAATATCACTATAGATAACATCTCCATTACAGAATTAACGAGTATCAGTACCGCTACTTTATTTCAGGACGCGGCAGCAACAACTCCGGTTACATCTGTTGAGCAACCAGTTGGTCTAATATTAGATAAAAGCAAAGGTCTGGTGCCGAGTAGTGAATTGGTAACAAATGGAGACTTTAGCAATGGAACAACAGGTTGGACAATTACTGCTCCAACAATATGGTCAATAACGGGAGGTCAAGCTGTTTGTACTTCTGGTGGTAGTACACTAAAACAAACATCTATACTTTCAGTTGGAAAGTTGTATCAAATATCATTTGATATATTGAATTATACTTCTGGTAGCTTATTATTGACTTCATTTTCTGGTAGTACCGCTATATCCGGTAATGGAACAAAGACATTTATAAGATATGCAACATCCACTGATTTTTTGTTATACGCAAACACAAACACCAATTTATCAGTTGACAACATCTCAGTAAAAGAACTTCCCGGAAATCATGCCTTCAACTCGTCAGGTAACTCAGCTAATTTTCCAATTCTAAGTGCTAGGTATAACCTGCTGACAGGAACCGGCACAGTCATCAATCGGACGCTGACCATTACTTCCGATTATTATTACACACTTGCAACGACTGCAATATCATCTGGAATACAGGTGACAGGTAGATGTGTTTTGTCTGGGTCAGGGACTATAACTTTATCCTTGTTGACCGGCGCCGGAAACGACTTATCTCCGATAGTAGTAAATCTCACGAATACACCTACTGCTTATAGCATTACGGCTATAAACCCAACAAGCGGCCCAAACTGTGGGATTCTTATTCGAGGAGTTGGCACAACTGCTACAGTCACATTCACAGATGCAGACCTCCGTGTCTCTAATGACGCCCTAAACCAACCCGCATATCAAAGAGTTAATAGTGCAACTGACTACGACACAGTTGGATTCAAGCCCTATTTAAGTTTTAATGGAGTCAATCAATGGTTACAAACAAACTCTATTGATTTTAGTTATACTGATAAAATGTTTTTGTCGGCTGGGGTGAGGAAGTTGAGTGATGCTGCGACAAGCATTCTTGCTGAATTAAGTTCTAATCTAAATTCAAATAACGGCACATTTTATATAACGGCTCCGTTTGCTACTAGCACTAATGATTTTAGATTTGCATCAAAAGGCACAGCCTCGTCTGCTTGCACTGCTCCTGGGTATCCAGCACCAGTTACTTCGGTGATAGGGGCCTACGGGGACATTTCTAATGCTCTGTCAGTTATACGTATAAACGGAGTTCAAACAGGTGCCAACGCACTCAGCCAGGGCACTGGCAATTATGGCAACTATCCGCTTTATATCGGCGCTCGTGGTGGCACTTCGTTATTCTTCAACGGAAGATTATATGGTCTAATTGTTGTTGGAAAACAAGTTAACGAGGCAGAATTAATAAATTCTGAATTGTGGGTAAGTAATTCCACCGCATTACAAATATACAATTTACCAAATAGATCATATAAAAGTGGTTCTGCTATGGTTGTTGGCTCATTGACAAAAAATACTGCAATTTAATAAGGGAATCAAATGAGTTCACAAATAGTAGCATACTCTGGATTTAGCAATTCTAACTATATCAGAGAAGCATATTCATCTGATTTAGATTTTGGTACAGGAGAATGGTCAGCATCGGCATGGATTAAAACAAGCGGTAGAAGAAACTTGCTGACATACACAGAGCAGTTCGATAATACAGCTTGGGCGAAGCTTGGGGCAACAGTTACATCAAATACAGTTCTATCTCCGGACGGCACTCTAACGGCTGATTCTTTAATAGAAAATACAGCAAATGGCTTTCATCAAGTAGCACAATTAGTCTCGACGCCTGCGGGATATGTAACAGTTAGCGGATATTTTATTGCTGCTGGCAGGCAATACGTAAGAATATTACCCATAAATACCTCTGCGGCATATTCTGATTCGACAATTCGTAGTGCAACTTTTGATTTACAAAATGGTGTTGTAACAAACATCAACGGCACAGGAGTTCTTACTAGCATTAATTCTATCGGCGGTGGATGGTACAAGATTGCAGTTACGGTATTTTCTAATAACCCATCATCTGCCGGTTGTGCATTTAGACTCTCAAATATCTCCGGTGCTGTTGATACTTATACTGGAGATGGCACGAGTGGCATCTACATTTGGGGCGCCCAACTAGAAATCAGTAGCGATGTAACAACATATCAAAAAATTGTTGATGGTACTGAATTATACTTCTCAATTTTTGAAAGATCATTTAGTTCCGGACCTTCATATTCAATTGGAATAGAAGGAACAGGCAAGTTAAAAGCTATAGTTTATGATGGTACAACAACCAGAACTGCTTTATCAACTAATCTTTTATCAACTGGGATTTGGTATAAAGTAAGAGTTAATTATACAACAGATGGAACAGTGACAATTTATGCTAATGGGCAACAATATGCTACTGCTACAGGAACAGCACTATTAACGCTAAATAATGCTAATGCAGTTCTAACCATCGGAAATAACTATTCATTAAATTCTCCATTCCCAGGATCATTGGCGCTAATAAAGATTTCAGGAACTGTTCCAACTTCTGAACAAATGCAATTTGCATACGAACAAGAAAAGCAGATGTTTAGAGATAATTCACAAGTAACTTTACCAGATTCAAATGTAGTATTGGGAATTGCGTTTGATGATGACACAAATAGAATTATTGCAGCATCACAATCAACTATATCGTATTGGTCTGGATTAGTTAGAGTTGCAACAGATAGTTACTCAGTAGGAACAACAATTTCCGGTGTTTCTGCTGGATCGGGAACAAGACTTGTTTCTACTGCTGGAAATACTATTGGAGTAGATGTCACAATTCCAACATCGAATATTAAAACTATGCTTGAAAGAGATAGAGCATCAGAAACTATTCAACAAATTACTGTATTCGACTACGATCCCGTTGATAACAACCAAACAGTATTTGTATTGCCTACTGGATATACTACACAAGCTGTCTATAAAGCTGGCGTTGAACAGAGAGAATCATTTGCGACAACAAAAGATTGGAGCAGATCATTTGATGGTTTTAAAGAATCAATAACTTTTACAACTGCCCCAGGAATAGCAAACTGGATTCAAATTCATGCAACAAAGGATATCTAAAATGAGTTTTATTGATTTAATGGGAAATACAGTCTGGTCAGAGCAAGATATTATTAATAGAACAGAATCAATGATTAGATCAGAATTTTCTGTCCAAGCAGAAACAATTCTAAATCGCAAAATGATTGGTGAAATGACTGGAACATATAAAATGTCTGACAAAGAAAAACAAGAATTAGAATTTTGTAGATCAGTAATATTAAATGCTCAGATTGCTGGAGAAGAAGCTAGACACGATAATGAACTATTGAAATCTGTATTAGAAATTGAAGAAGCATGTGTTATTCTAAATAAGCCATATGTCGATCCTATTCTAGATGAAAATGGTAATGTGACAAATCAAGATGAAATTGATTTAGATAATCTAGAAAAACAAAAATGTCTAGAGTTGATTAATTCTATGACAGATGAACAAAAGACATTATTCAATAGTCGCAATCCGCCTGAAGAAGTAGAAATATCTTTAGAACCTACTACAATCATCCCAGAAGCATCCATTACAGAGAGTCAAGATGTCATCATTAACCGCACTAACGTATGATCTATATATCGAGCAGAATGCAACTTTTAAGGCTGCTGCTCAATTAGTGGATGCAAATAAACAACCACTAAATCTAAGCACATATATCCCCAAAGGGCAAATTAGAAAGAATTACAAGTCTGATCCAATCATGACATTCAGCACATTAATTGCTGATCCTTCGTCTGGAAAAATCTATATTACTCTGACTGATGAACAGACTAAACAATTACCATCTGGTCATCTCGTATATGATGTGACATTAGAAGATAGTAACGGCAATAAATATAGAGTAATAGAAGGAACTGTAGAAGTTTCTCCATACGTAACTATCTAAAATGCAACAATATAAAAAAGTCATCTTTACATTCGACGTACCATTCAAGACAATATCTGTAGACAATGCAAATGATCTACAGATGTTTTTTGAACAGCTTTATACGTCAGAATTTAATAAGTTTGATCTGAATAAGTTATTAAACGATTACTCCCAGTTAACCGATATTCAAAAAATAGATTTCAATAAAAATGGGATTTATTCTATTGTAGAGACAACCGATACATATCACATAACTGTCGATTTTAAAAGAAAATTTGATGACTCATTTTCTTTTTCTGATTCTATTACTAAAAAAGATTCTACAAAAAAGTTATCTGAATCTGTATCTTTTACTGACGCAATCACCAAAAGTTTAATTCTAAAGCCATTTATAGATTCTGTTTCTTATTCGGATAAAATAGATAAAGTTTTTATCAAGTCTTTGACAGATAATATTTCAATTGCAGAAATTCTAAAGAAGGATATGCAATCAACATTAGTATCTGAAAATATTGGAATGATTGATACTATGTCTATATCTACTCAAGATTATGAAGAATGTCAAGTTGTTCTAAGTGAGCAATTCAAAACTCAATGGAATAAATTAATAACAGAATCTTTCTTGGTTTCTGATTCATATGTCAAATCAACATCAAAATCATTGATCGACTATATATCATTCTTGGAACAGAATCTTATATCAGTGTCAAAACTTACAACAGATACTGTAACCGTTGGAAATGACTCAGGTGTTATTTCCATAAATACATATATTGATCCAATTTATTTCATAGAAAATTATATTGGTACTGCTCAATCCTTCTAAAATACGGAGTTAACAAAAATGCTAAATGAAAATTTAAAACTGACTGGCGAACTACAAATTGTAGTTACTGGATCAAACGGACAAGTAAAAGAAAATGTTCTGGTGCCTAACCTAGTTGTTACTGTAGGTAAGAACTTTGTTGCTTCGCGCATGACAGGCACTGCATCGGCTGTTATGAGTCATATGGCTGTTGGTGCTGGTGCAGTAGCCCCTGTAGTTGGTGATACTGCTCTAGGCTCAGAACTAGGTCGTGTATCACTAACCAACGTTGGTGGAATTGCTACCAACAACACAGTCGAATTTATCGCATCATTCCCTGCTGGCACTGGTACTGGTGCTCTAACTGAAGCTGGTATCTTTAATGCTGCTTCCGCTGGAACTATGCTATGTCGCACAACATTTGCTGTAGTAAACAAAGGTGCCGATGATTCAATGGCAATTACTTGGCGCGTAACTGTAAACTAATATTGGAATACTATAATGACAATAACACTTTGGGAAGATAAGCAATCTGGATTAACCAATTCTGAAATGGATTCAAATTTCACAGAATTGGCAAACGGATGTATTGCTCAAAGTGCTATTGATAATCGTCCTTTGGTAAAACCGACACTAAATTTAGATTTTACCAAAGGAATTCTGGATTCAAGAATTACATTTACTCGAAATAGTACAGCTACATATTTTGGTTCTGATGGACTATTGAAAACTTCTGGAATTAATCAGCCGCGATTTGAATATGATCCTATTACTAGACAACCAAAGGGTTTGCTGATTGAGGAAAGTAGGACTAATTTATTGACATATTCGGAACAGTTTGATAATGCTATTTGGTCAAAAGTAGGAACTACCGTTGTTGCGAATAATACTATTGCGCCTGATGGATCATTAACTGCTGACACAATAACGTTTTCTTCCGGTGGTTACATATATCAGACTATATATCCTACTTTTTCTGCCGGAACAGCATATACATTTTCCATTTATACAAAAAATTCAGTTAGAGCATTAACATGGGGTGGCGCAACACCATCTGGAACAGATGTATGGTCAGTTACATCTGTCGGTAATGGCTGGTATCGCCAATCTCTAACTCGAACATTTACTAATGCTGGAACTGGAGCAATAGTTCAAGCTTTATTAAATGATGTATATCAAGGAACTGGATCATTTTTTTATTGGGGTGCTCAATTAGAACAAGGTGCGTTCCCTACATCATACATCCCAACTACATCTACACAAGTCACACGTTCTTATGACAATGCGTTTATTGCTAGTAGTGGATTTTCACATCGAAGTGATGAAGGCACATTATATGCCGAAGCGTTCACTCCTTTAGGACAAGCTGCTGGTTCGAATAATAGCACTATTGTTACTATTGGAAATCCAAATGGATATTTGGCGCGTATTGCATATAATGCATCATTGAACCCAAGATTTGCTTCAATGAATAACTCCCTTGCAGTTATTAGTGTTTTTGCTCCAGCAACTAGCGCAACGGTTATAAAATATGCTGGTGCATATTCAATGTCACAGGTATCTATAGCATTATCAGTAAATGGTGGAACGGTAGTAACTAGTAACACATTATTACCATTGGCTATAGTAACACCACTCGTGCAAATTGGGTTTTTTGGATCAACACCAGATGGTATATGGAATAGCTGCATCAAAAAGATTGCGTATTATCCAAAACGGCTAACCGATACCCAGCTACAAGAGATAACAAAGTGATTTATCAGTATACAAGATTCGGAAGTTAAAGGAAAAATATAATGCCAGTATTAGGTACATCACCAAATCAAGTTTCAGTCAATCAAGACTTAGGTCGAATGGCATTCCAAGACCCTAATGGAATTGTCTTGGAACCACAACCATCTGCTACGCCATATGGAATTGGTCAGATGGTTTTTCAATTAACTTCCGATACTTCATTAGTAATCAAAGTTAAAGGCTCAGACGGAACTGTTCGTTCAGCAACCCTAACATTAGCCTAACTAGGGGTTTAAATGGCTTCAATTGTTACTCGTACTGGAAAAGGTTCTATCCTTACTGTTTCAGAAATGGATCAGAATCTAAAAAATTTGGATGCACAGGTATTAAAAACCGATTTGCGTCCATCTAGTATTCCTGTTTTTAGAAATGATATCCTAAACTCAGGTGTTCTTGACCCACGAGTGACATTTAATAGGAATTCGACAGCGACTTATTTTGATAAATTCGGAGTAATGAGGACTGCTAATGCAGGAGTTCCTAGGATTGACTATGATCCTGTTACTGGTGAATGTAGAGGATTATTAGTCGAAGAACAAAGAACTAATTTACTGTCATATTCAGAACAATTCGACAATTCTTATTGGTATAAAGACAATTCATCTGTTACACCGAATATTGTAATTTCACCAGATGGAAATGTTACTGCATGTAAATTGATTGAGTCTACTGTTGCAAATTATCATAGAATTTATGCCGACATAGCAACAACAGAATATACGCCTTATACCATCTCTATCTATGCAAAAAAAGCAGAAAGACGATTCTTTTATATAAATGCATCAGGTGCTAGTAATAATAACGTTAAATTTGATCTTGAGACAGGAACTTTAATTAAAGGAAATTCAGTAGATGCAACTATTACTCCAGTAGGAAATGGTTGGTATAGATGCACCATGTCAGATGTATCTGTTGCCGCATGGCCTAACATGAGTATGCGTTTATATATTCAACTTCATAATGAAAATTCATATCCAAATCCAGATTCATATCCCGGAGACGGAACATCCGGAATATATATTTGGGGAGCACAAATAGAAGTTGGGACTAGTGCAACATCTTATATTAAATCTGTATCTGCCGCCACAATTAGACAACCTGATCTAATAAGCATAAGTCAGAATAAATTTGCATCTATCAGCAATAATACCACTTTAACTATTAAAGCAAAGCCAGCAGCATTATCTACAAATAGAAACTTAATTAATATTGCGACTGATAATACACCAATCACCCAAATTCTTAATAAGAAATCATCTAGCAAAAATTTATTAACTCAAACAGAAAATTTTACATTTAATCCGTGGAATTTAAATCAAGCAACATTGTCCAAAAGTACAGTCGCAAATCCAATAACGAGTGCAAAAACAGTATGGAAATTATCTGATAACAGTGCTACATCTTTACATTATGTGTATTATAATGGTGGGTCAGAATTAACAATAGGGACACCATATACATATTCAGTATATGCCAAAGCAAATGGTAGAAACTATTTTGGTATGAGATGGTTTAGCAATTCTGCATGGGATGGGTCTACTAGATGTGCTGTGTTTAATCTATCTGCTGGCAAAATAGAATCCTATGGCTCTAATACTGTTGCTACTATTCGTGATGTTGGAAATGGATGGTATAGGTGTAGTATTACTATAAAACCAACAGAAAGTCCAAATGCAATATATTTTCATACATCATCAAATGCCAGTATGTTAACCTATCAAGGGGATGATGTTTCTGGTACTTTGTTATATGGTGCTCAATTGGAACTTAATGAGAAACCAACAAAATATATCCCAGAACCAGCGTATGCATTTAATGTAAATGGAATTGAGTCGAACTCATACCAATCATTGCTAGATTTTGATAAAGCTGATACATATGCTATATCTATTAATTCAACAACTGTATCATTTGCTACAAATGGAAAATATATAGGAAGCACTACAAAATCAACAACACAAGTGTCTACATTATATTTGGCATCAGATACTTCTGGATTAAATCAATTCAATGGACATATTTGCAAAATTTCAATATATCCAAGTGAGTCAACAATACAACAGCTTATTTCTCTAAGTTCATGATGATTAAACAAATTCTTATTGGAATCGACCAGTTATTCAATACATTAACTGGAGGATATGCTGATGAAACTTTGAGTTCTAGAGCATGGCGATTATATGCTAGACATAAGTTATCCGGTAGAATTTTAAAACCATTGATTGACACGTTATTCTTCTGGCAGAAGGATCATTGTTATAATTCATTTTTGTCTGAAGTTGAAAGAAGACAATTACCAAGAGAATTCAGGGAGTAAGCAATGGACGTTTCATTAGCAGTAATGTTAGTAGCCAATAGATTTCAATACAAGAAAGATTCAAATTTTCTATTGGATTCATGGTCAGTAATGAAAGATAGAAATGGTGTATTTTATGGGGATTGTGAAGATTTTTCTCTGACTGTATTTTGGTATCTATCAGATAGGAATCTATTAAAATTTTTGTTTAATTTATTCTTTGGAAAATACAAGCTAATCTGGTGCAAAACATTAGATGGACAGTACCATTTCTATGGTAAAGTCAATGGATTATGCTTTGATAACTATACAAGACGAACATTACCAGAAGATGCTTTCCTAAAAGAAACTAGACACAAGAAGATTATGGGGATGTTAATGGTTTTATGTATTCCTCAGTTAATAAAGGGTTGGATAAAGAGATGAAATACGATCTAATTGCGGAAGCATATGTTTCAATGCTTCAAGAAATGGCAGCACCAAATGACCAGATTAAGAATATGACTTTCTGGCATGGAACATCAAACAAAGAAAAAGCAGATGCCATTCTTAGAGACGGAATTAAAGTATCTGACGTTGTTTCTAGGAGTTCAATGACTCCTGTGCATGGAGCTAACTATATCACTCCACACATTGACTATGCAGCAATCTATGCTATTGGTGGTAATGTTCTTGGGACAGATTCGGCAGAAAGATTCATCAATAATCCAAAATATGGTGAACATGCATATCTATTCAAGATTCATGGTTCTCAATTAAAAGACGTTCAACCAGATGAGGATTCTATTGGTGAATTGATTTCAACCGGAAAAGGTCCAACTTGGTTACACCAAATGGCAATTAAACATCTTTCGGATAAAACTATGCGCGACATCAAAGATGGTGAATATTCAGTATGGGCACGATCTGGTAAAACTCTAGTCAAGAAAATGACAGATGCTCAAAAGCTTGATTTGGTAATGAATCATGGAACTCATGTCGCGCATTTTGGTGTATTACATCCAGACGAAGCATATCAGATTCATAGAAACGATGTAAAACACATTAAGAAAGATGCTTCTAACATATTTGATTATGCTAAGAAGATAAAATGATTAAAGGGGCTTCTAAAGCCCCTTTTCTTTTACTGGAAGTTATTAGAGTCCGTGTTTCTCACAAGCAATCAAAAATGCCTTACAAAAATTTGAACGAACGATATCATCTGAAGTAAATCGAAATGTTCTAAACTCAATCATTGTTCTAGTCACATCAATGAATGGAATAAATCCTGAAACATCAGACTTTTTATAGTGCAAGTCATTCTGTTTAGTATCTCCTGTGAAGATAATTTTTGTATCTTGACCAACGCGAGTTGCAATACTATATAATTCTTCCCACGAAAAATTTTGAGCCTCTTCAACAATAATAATACAGTTCTTTAGAGTAATTCCTCGTATATAACTAGATGATAAAAATTCTACTTTCTGCATATCTTTTAGACGTTCATATGCATTTGGAATTCCTGTTAGTTCGGCAAACAACCCTTTGTATGGCGCTTCATATGCTTCAAGTTTTTCGTCCAAATTTCCGGGAAGTGCTCCCAAATCACGAGCAGCGACCCCACTTCTAACAATAAAAAGTTTATTATATTGTTCTATTTCTGGATTAAGCACATCACAAATCCCATGATACACACTTAATGCAGTCTTACCAGTACCAGCACTACCGTAAAGCACATAGGCATTCGCAGCATTATCTTCCCATGCATCAAAGAAATCTTCTTGAGTGTCTGTCAGAGGCTCGATCTTCTTGATGTCTTGGTAACGGATCACCTTCTGCCTTGCAACGCCTTCTAGGGTTGTTTTAACGGCATCTAGACCCATGTTCTTCTCTAGTCTCTTCTGCTGGCGATTCAGCCTCCTAGCTTGCCTTTCAATCTCTGGTGCTACTTGAACCAGATCAGCATTACGATTACGGTTAGACCGCCTTGTTGTGAAGATGATGGGATTTTTCATGTACTTAGAAACTCCGGTTGGTTAGTTTGAAACGGAAAACAAAAAGGGGCAGCAGAAATTAATCTGCCACCCCTCTAAAGGTGCGAACTCACATTTGTTGTATGGTTAATTGCTTCCATAATTAATATCTAGTTTCGACTTATTATTTAGGGAGAATACTTCCTAACTTTGATTCCAGCAGACTCTAATAATTGAATGCTAGAAATATCTCGGTATTCTTCCGAATAAATTACTTCAGAAATGCCACAAGCAATTAAAGAAGAAGCACAGGCATTACAAGGAGAGTGAGTCACATAGACTTTTGCTCCTTTGGTAGAAATGCCTTCAATTGCACACTTATTGATTACTTGTCTTTCAGCGTGTTGCACCGCATCCCATGTAACCAATTTTCCATCTACTTCAATTTCACAGACATTTCCAAGTGCTTTAGGGAGTCCGTTAACAGCAGGAACTAATGCTCCGGTTGAAGTAACCAGACAGGCTCCTACCTGTAGTCTTTTGGCTTTAGATAGTCGGGAGTGCAAAATTGCAACTCCCATATAAGTGTCATCAAGTTCTTTTTCTGTTGCCATTAAAACCAATACAGAATGTTTTCAACTGCAACCATACGGAATTGAACTTCCGCATCAACACCCTGATTTCCAGTAGACTTCTTGACCGGAACAAAAGGCTTCAGTTTGGAATATTCGATTTCCTTATCATCGAAGAAATACTCAGTTTTCAGAGTCTCAACATGAATATAAGAGACATACAGGTTGCCATTCTTTTCGATGATGCCATTCCCCAGAGAAGTTCCCCACTTGCGCTCAGATGCTTCAAAGTCAGCTTCCTTGCCTTCAGCTTCACGCTGGTCATTGACTTGTTTCTGATAGTCTGGATTCAGGATGACACGAACCTTGGCAATCTTGGTTGCTCCAAGATACGGATTAGCTTCCTTTTTAGTTTCAACATCCTTCTTGTTCATCTTGACCTCAGTTTCGATAATCAGGACGAATTCGGTAGGAGCAGTGAGAGTCTTGATCAGGCCGACGATTTCCATGATTTTTCCTTGTATTGTTTGTCGTAAGTGTATTATAACACAGATTACTCTATGCCATACAACTTTTGACACATTTCTTGTGCAAGATCATATGCTTCGGGGTTCATTCGGCGTTTGCCATCCTCCCAAGAATCTTCGCAGATATATGTGTTCGTATAATCATCCCATGCTCGATCAAGAGACGAATCAATGAAATTACAAATGTCGGCCAATTCTTGCCGAGTAAGTTGGAAGGTATCGTTGTCAATCTTTTTCATGATGTAGTCCTTGGTAGTTGGTGTATGACTAGATTATAGCACAGTTTCAGTCAGAGAAATTTTTGATAATTTTATCTTTTTCTTGGATAAGGGCAACCAAAGAATCGATCACCTCGCCTGCTGTTTCCATAGCAAAGTCGAAAGCCATTGGTGTTTCAATGTTGGTGTCCATGTTGTACCACTTAGCTAGAATCTGTGTGAGTTGGGGTGACATCATTTGCTCCGTGTTTTGTTGAGAATGTGTGTATTATAGCACAAAAAACCATGAAATTTTAAAAAGTTCGTTGTGTTATTTTGTTACTCAATCACGGAATCGGTACTGTTGCACACAACAACCAATCTTTGCTGCCTCTGCAAATGCTTCTTCTTTCGACATACCCCAAGCGTTACGAGCAGTCTTGATCCACTTTCCAGTGGAAGCAGACAAGAAAACTTTTTTTCCAGCTTGGTATTTGTAGAGGATATACATGATGCAGTCCTTGGTTGGTGTATGACTAGATTATAACACAGATTTTAATGCTCAAAAACATACGGCTTGTTCCATTTACCGATGTTAATATCCATATACCATGCACAGTTAAAATAATCCGTCTGAATATCAGAATGGTCATAATGACCTTCCAACAAGACTTCTTTCACTTTAAGCAGAAATTCTTCAGCAACACCATCAAAATAGTTGCTGATGTAATAGTGATTGACATCAATGTTACCTTGCGGATTCTGACCAGTCAGAGCCATAAAGTTACCGATGAAGTCAATCTTACCAGAAGCAATATTGACTCGGACAGTTGAAGTATTGGAACCAGAAACAGTCAGCTTGACGCCATACTTCTTAGCCAGTGCTTTCAGCTTAACAGACTTTGCTTTAACTTCTTCCTTGGTGATGTACGCCATGATGTAGTTCCTTGTGTTTGCTTGGTATGACTAGATTATAGCACAGGTTTCAGCAGCTTGTCTTTTCTTTTTTGTCCCGACACGAAGAACTTGGAGGAATGATTATTGGTGTAGGATGAATAGCGGGTTGTTGTGTCTCAGTATGCATGGGAGGCTTAGACACTGCTGGCTTAGGAGATACTATTGCCCTTGCTGGAACTGGCCTAGCAACAATAATAGGTCGCGCAACAACAATTGCATTTGCTACACTAGAAATAAACAAAACACCAAAAATAAAAAACTTTTTCATTTATTAACTCCAAAATGTTCTTTCATCACATTACACACATGTTTAATAGAATTGCACCAATCGTTTGATGAATTCTTACGATACCATTGGGGATTTTTAGCAACATTTTCACATTCCATTACAATCAACTCAGCGAACTTTTCAATATCCTCCTCCTGAAATTCAATTGAACTTCCCATATTGTGATCACCATGATTCCAACGACCACCCGATTGTTTCACAATCTCTATAATTCGTTCATTCATGCTCTGCTCCTTGTTTGCTGTAAGTTTATTATAGCACAGTATCACTGATCGGCAAAGTATCGTTCAAGAATTTCTCGGGCATGGTCCTGACCAGTGTTGGTCAGGTGTTGGAGGCAGTCTTGTTGGATCAATTTAGCGAACCTTCTGTGAGCAGTGTCTAGGTAACCAAGTGCCAAGGTATCCGAATGATACATCTTGATCCCAGCCTCTCTGGCTATCTCTCTAATTCGTTCGTTCATTCTTCACCCCCAAAATATTGATTGATTGCTTGAGCAATATCTGTCCTATAGTGGAACATCTTGCGACCAAATTCATCAATAATATAGCCATCGCTAAAGTGATTGGCGATGGCAGAACATTCGCTGATAATCAATTTAGCAAACTTTTCGTTGTCAAACCAAGCAGGTCCCCATTTATGATGTTCCCAACATTCATTGGCAAGCTCTTTAATTCGTTCGTTCATATTAAACCTCCCCATAGTATTCTGCAACCATATACCAATCAGGCACTTCTTTCGAAGTATTGTATTTGGCATTGTAATCCGCAACATACTTGCGAGCTTCGGCTTCATTATCAAAGTAAAGAGTCTCATCCAACTTGCTGCCCCAACCTCGTTCAGATTCAATAATATCTACTCGGTATGCTACTTGCTTTTTGATCCTTGCCATTTATTTTATCCTCAATGAGTTGCGATATGCAGAGCGACTACAAGAATACACAGTACGACTGCCAATCCATTCACAAACTTCCAAAAACCATTTTCAGAAGTAAGATAGCAGTAGGTGCTAATCGGGATCATACAGAGATTGAAGTAGACCATTTTAATTTTCCTTTGTCTTGGTTTGCATAACGCCATGAGAAGCGTATTATAACACAAATTTAGAAGTAACCATGTTTTCGATGACTCGATCCCATACTTCACTTTCAGTATCTGGCTTGAAGCCAACTAGGGTGCTGTCGTTGCCCTTCAGTGTAACTGTAGAACCGTCAACGTCGAACACGACATTATACTTTTCCATCAGAGATCGGAACTCGTTTGCGAAGTTGGTTTTAGTTGTCATTTTGTGTTCCTTTGTTGTAAATGTATTACAGCACAGTTTCAGTAAACCACTCAACCGAAACCAGCACGCCATTCAGCGGAACTGTCTTGCGCTTCGCATGGCTGTAGAAATCCATTGCGCGATAGTGTCTCCAAAAGTCACCACAAGCGAAGTAAGCAGAAGCAGAGCCAACAATACTCAGCGCCAAAAAGTAATGATCATCCCAAGGACGCTTAGAGCGTTTCTCGATGTTATCATATTTGCGAAGAACTTCTGGATTAGCTGTGTATTTGTACATGACCTGTTTCTTTTGTAAGTGAATTTTAACACACATATTACCACAAGTCTGACGGTTCGTTCAACGTCATTTCTTTATAATCTTTCCATGTCCAAGACCAGCCACAACTATTATATTCCTGAACATCCTTCAAAGCAGCTTCTTCACTAGAATAGACAGAATCAACAGATACTCGATTCATATCATCGTGTCTTGTCACTACATAAATTTTAGTCATTTTTGACTTTCAATCCTGCTTTGATATAAGTTTGACGAAGATTTTCAATCTCTTTTAGGATTTGTTCATCAAATTCCCAATTAGGATCGAAACTAACATACCGAGAATAATGTTCTACTGCAAAATCGATGTTACGCCTAGCAGCATCACTAATGAAACAACGACGAGTTTCATTATAATCGTATGCATTAAATTTTTCAATAAAGTCAAATACGTCTTTACATTGTTTGATATTATATACCTTACCACGTTCTCGCTTGAAATGCTTTTCAGTCTCATTCAATGCATATTGTTCATAGTTATCTTCCCAACGAGAAACAAACCTGATTCGTGGTTCACCATTTACAACAGGAAATGAAATATCACCATCATCTACCAGAGCATGATGAATCACATGAAGAAGTGATGCAAATCCAGATGATGTTTCAAATACGTTTGCAAAATTTTCAGGTAGGAATCCATATTGATTTACATCAGTCTCAAGCAGCAAATTAGTGATTGCTCGCATTTCTTCACATTCATCATTCAAGAAGTCTTGAATTTCTTTCATAGTATTCTGATGATTTTGTTCAATATTTTTTAGGCGTAACATTTTCAAGCTCCTTCAACAATGATATCCATAAAACCAAGTCGCACGATCCGAATCCTAGAGATGGTCATATCATCCTCTCGGATCATTTCCACAACAGAATCATTCCTCTCAAGAGTACGATATCCTTTCAGGATGTAGTGTGCCCTAGCTTCAGCGATGGATGCAAAGTTGGTTTTCATAATATAAAGTGTTTGGTTGGTATGACTAGATTATAGCACAGGACTAGATACGATGGTATGTTCCTTGAAATTTTGTTCAAGATCACCAGATGCTATCCATGCTGGGGCAGATTTTGGATACCTAGAATCATCGGGAATCCATGCAATTTCTTCTGGATATCTAGAGTCATCCTGATCAATCTTCCAGCCATACCTAAAGAAATATGTCTGTCCATCAATTGCTTCACATTCTGGTTTGATTTTAAGACCGATTTTTCTACGGATTTTTACAGTAAATGCATGATACCAAAAACCTGAACAGTCTTTGAATAGTTCACTTGGGTTCCACTTTTCCATTGTCAATTACGATAAAGACGTTCATTGCAAAACTGTTTGATCTGCCCTACCGGAACATTCTGATTTGCTTTAACACACCTTATGTAAGTACCATCAGATTCTCCAATCGTACCAATAACAACACCAATGAAAAATATTATTACAACAATTAAAATTTGAGTCATTTTATATTCCTTCCGATTTCGGCGGCAACTTTAACAATAGCATAACAGAATGAAGATGCAACATTTTCTTTGTTGATCTTTACTTTCACATGATAGTGTTTGTAGTCATCCCATGACCAATTCTCAGCACATACAATTATTCCGCCCAGTTTTGGATGTCGATATACTTGTATGTTTAATTTCACCATGAGATCGAAAGCATCGGAATGATATACGAGTGGATTCCACAATATGCTTGTAAATCTATCACCATACCAACAATGTGTATCACCGGCAGCATCTACGGTAAACTCAATAGTATGCCCAGCCGCTTTCGCAGCCATTTCTAACATTTCATGTTCATTTGTCAAGTCCACCATACACGCTTCCTTTCTGACCATATTCATTGCTATCTGTGCATTCTAACATATGATCAGATGCATGTGGACACCTTTTACAACCACATTTTGGACATAGAATCATTAGAGACATGTTATATGGTAGCCAGCCATTAACAAGGACATCTTTATTACATTTGTGACACCAACAGCCAGTTTCTTTAGGATATTCCATACATTTTTTCCTGTAATTCAATTAACATCAGCCTAGCAGTTTCAACATCATAATTATTCAAGGCCATATGAACCCGTTCAAAATCTTGGCGGAATTCACCAAACACTGCTTCAACGATTTGACGTTTAACTCGATCAACTGCTGTATCTATATGATCAAGGTCAAGTGTTTTATTTACATGTACATGATCACTCAAAATTTTAGATTCCGGAATTGTTGCTGTGGCTTCAATTTTAACACCAATTCGATACTTATGACCAATTAAACAATCTTGATGTGAATATGATTTGACTTCAACTAAATCTGTGAATAATGGAGAAAATCCTTGATTGATAATCACTCGATCTTTAGTATCGACATATTGTACTGCTTTAACTAATTGACTCATTCAACATCTCCATTAAACGTAATATCAATCCTATTAGCCAGTTCGACCAAAACTGCTGCTTTTTCTGGATCAGATTTCAACTCATTATGATATTCTATCATTATTTTGTTTATGTCAAAAAGAATATTATAAACGGTTTCTAAGTGATTGGTTTCTTCACGTTTCATTTACCTGTTACTCCAGCATAGATAAGTCGAATAAGACAAATCAGAAAAAATACACCAAAAGTAGCTAGTGGGAATTTCATAAATGCCACAATAATAAACGCTAGACCAAATGCTGCAATAGTACCGTACCTGCTACAACCAATGTGCATAATACAATAAAGAGAGAAGCATCACCAAATGCATTTCCTTTTGCTGCTGCCTTATCGATATTATCAAAAAACTTTTTCATCGTTACCAAGCCTCAAAATAAACGTCATAACCATATTCAGAACACATCTGAAGCCATTCCTCAAAATCATGGATATGGTCTTTTCCTTCATTAACAATTTCTACTCCAATAGGTTCCCGTTCTTGGAAGTAGTCGTCATCTGCATATACTGGCTCTTCTCGATCAACTGAACATTTTCTAGTCATCACCCAATCTTTGTATGCCTGAATCTTATCAGAAGATTCCATAATCATTCGAGTGTCGAGAGTAGAAGTCTGCCATACCCGGTCAAATGCAATTCTCTGAACTTCATTTCTGTTAATTTTCGGAACAAAAATATCTCGCTCGGCATAGATATGAATATTAGTGCTCATTATTGAAATCCTTTTTGTTATGTCGTTTCCTAGCAGAAGAAGCGAAGCCCGAAATATTACCGCATTTATCTTCCCAACGAAGAAGTGACCTAGCAGTAAACCCGATATCCAGTTTATTATAACAAACTGCTTCTTGGTTGAGTTCTCCATTTAGGAAAACTCTAACATGATATTGTCCATTGATGTAGCGAACAGTTACTTCATGTTCGCAGTCATCAACGAGACAACGCTGAATTCCTAGAATCTGTATATAACGCTGTTTTTGTTTCATGATCAATCCCTAGACATAAAATATAGAGCCATCATGAACATGAAAAACATTCCAATCAGGACACCAAAAAAGAAAGAATCAATATCAATATTCATTTTATTTCTATTAGATTTGCGAATATTTTTTCAGTGGTTTTACAAAAACATGACGAAAGTAACTAAGTTCACCACTAACATATGCCGAAATTGTGTCATCTCCGCGAATCATTGCAGCAACAACACGATGATTTCCGTCAGAAACAGACATATCATAATATCCGAGTGAAGGACACCCAACATCAAGTTCAATCGGCGTGGTATCTCGATTTTTCACTAGAAATGCAATTCTGGCGGCATGATTATAATCAAAACCAAGAAGTTGAACCAGCATTCCATAAGACATAGTTTCAAATATGTTATTTTCAATGCAATTCAAAACGTCTGCCATAGTGACTTTAGTACCCCAAATGTCAAATTCTTCAGTATCATCGGCAAGAAATTGAAAAGTTTCAAACAGTTTTTTGACGGACACTTTCTTTGGTTTCATGATGAATCTCCGATTGATATGAATAGATTATACCACAACTTTCACGAGTGCAGGGGCATATTTTGGCGCAAATTGATATGAGTCTTTATAACCAAACCAACAATGATCTTCGATATCAATTGCTCCAATCGAATGAGCAGAAATCAATCCACTAAGATACCCGATGTTATAATCTGGATCAACAGAACACATTTCATTGTTCTTCACATCAGACAACTTTTTGATGATGTATTTGATAGTCATTTTTAGAAAAAACTAATATGCGCTTCCAAATCAAATCGAACAGTTTTATATTTTTCAGAAATTGAATCCAACAATTTCTGAAATTTCACCGCAGCATAAAAACCATCAGACTCCCATGCAATATAGACGGATTCTGTAATAATATCAATATTCCTATTGATCTGTGTTGATGTCACTGAATATTCTCCTCCTTTCCATTTTTCTTCGATATGTTTCTTGATAGAAAAATGATCGCTTATATGATGCGAAATCGTTCCTTCTGCTGTAGCCCAAGTTCCCATTTTATTCTCCATGATAAAAAGCACTGCTACTTTCTTCAGCAGCAGTGCCTATATTATACCTCAGTTTTCAGTGCTTGCTCAAGAGGCATCCAATCTTCTCCATGAATTGATACTTCCCAAGAACCTCCGTCAAACAAATAGTCATAGTCTTGTTGTTCAAAACAAGAAAAGAAGTTTCCAACGTTTCCGTATGTCATGACATGAAGTTCTTCACCACGATCAACATAATATTCACAAGAATCAATGTCTGTCCCAAGGAAAGACAAATCTCCCTTCAGCATCAGTTGTTCTGCCTTTTCGAGAGTGTCATAGTCATCAAAAAGAATCCTACCGACATGATCCAGATACCCATCAAAATGACAGTAGATGCTAGAGACAGTTCCGTCTTTGTGAACAACAGAGATAGATGCAGAAGTGGACATTATTATGCTCCAGTGTGTTGATGTAGACTAGATTATATCACAGGTGAACGTCAAATTTTCGCAGAATTAGGTCTGAAAGCATCCTACCACCATAGGAAGGGTGTTCTTCACAGATTGCGGCGGCTTCGACCACAACTTGTTCTAGAAGGAACTCAATCTCCTTCATCGTTGCATCCATATTCAGCGGATCAATGTGAATTCCATTATCTTCAAAGATTTCTTTAAATTTTGATTTCATTTTAGATAACTCCTGTAGCTAGATATTTGTAAATAGATGCCAGAATTGTTGATAATAACATCACAGTATTGGTGATAATTAAGGCTGGCTCTTTCCACAAAATAGAAACATACAACCAAAATATTCCACCAACAAATAGAAGAATTCTACCGATATTAATATCACCTAGATTCAGGAATATAGTACCGACTATCAATAACGTTGTTGCTATCCATTTTAGGATATTGTCATACGTCATCTTCGATCCTTTGTTTTAGAAGATTATACACAGTAAATGCAGCATCATTAATTTTAATTTTGTTGATGTGATTGAATTATAGCACCTAACGACCTGTGCAGCCAGCATACAAGATTCGTACAAACAGTAGTGCGCCGATCACACTAAAAGTCTGTACGGTTGGGTTGAATATCACATACAGAGATACGAGACAAATGCCACCAAACAAAAATAATACCCACAGAAGAGACAGAAAGAAGCTGTTATGAACAGCAACATCAATGTTCCTGATAAATTCACGCAGTTTCATGTTTAGGACTCCATAGTTTTGCAAACTTCAACACATTAGGAAGTTCTCCCTCGATAGGACAAACGACAGCACAGGACTTAATACCATCAAGAGTCTTATTCTCATGCCCAAGATGAACCATTGGAATTTCAGAGATTTTATTAAATTCCTTTTGATTGACCCGAACAACACATTTCTTGAATGAATTATTCAACCAATCCTGATACACAATGTCATCTTGGAATTTCAGATGTGCATTTAAGACGGAATGTGCAACAAGAGTTGGGACGATGAAATCAGGAACTTCATCTAGTACAGCAATATACATCTTCATTGTAAGTTTTTCTTTCGATAGTGAAGGTCAACACTTTCGGAATAATAACCATTGGATTCGCCTAGCCAACGGATATCAACCCAACCACGAACAGTTGCAAATTTATAAAAAGTGAACGTAGCAGAATCATAGTCATCGGAGTTGTCGGAACAACTTTCTTCGGCAAATGTAATTGGGCTATCAACCAGATCACTCAAATCACCAGTGATATCCTCAATTCTAACATACTCACAACAATCCTGCTCATGATAGAAGGTGTAAACTTCTTCATCATTTTCGAAGATCAATTCTTCATATCCCGTTTGATAGACTTTGGTAAAAGTTTTACCGATCATCGACTTAATATCATTCATTTTATTTCACCTTATAAAGATATACAAGATTGCGTTTGTCAAAAGTTTCTTCTAATACAGTGCTATCTTTCAACCAGAGCATTGCATGATAGTCATAATCAGAATTTCCATTTTCATCAGTAAATTTCTGATTTATAGGACTCCATGTGAAAGTCTTTCCAATAGCACTGTTATATGCCTTCTGGATCATTTTGTTAGGGAATTGATGTTGCTTAGTCATGATGATATTGTACCATATTTCTTATGAAGTTTCTTATAGAGTTTCATTTCTTCAGCTTGTTTTTTGTCGTCAGCTTTTTTCTTGTTGTTTGCTTTTCGTTTTTCATTTTCTAGACGATACAAGAGTTCTTCATCAGTCTCAAGTCGTTTACCATAAAGATAAATCTCAAAAGCACCATCATATCCATACGAATGGGTTTCAAGTTCCAATTCTTTAAATCCTTGGCCCATATAAAGTTTTTGAATACTTTCTAGATGCATAATAGCATTATCAATACTAGAATCAAGTAATAGATGCTCATCAATATCGGCAATTTTTACTTTGATTAGTTTATGTTCTGTCATTTGTCTTTCCATATAAATACTCTGTTTCCGGTATAAGGGTCTTCTTTCCACATAATAATACCCTTTGTGACTGTTGATTCTTCCCATTCACCGATAGGAATTCCAGCAGATCGCAATTTCATACGAACTATGAATTTTCTTTCTTCATCACTGCTCGTATTCATGAAATCAGAAGGAGTAATGATTACTCGAATTTCGCTAGTCATTTTTCTCTCGAATTTCTTTAATCAAATCTCTAGCATCTTCCCACTCAGGCTTCCCGTTATCCCAATACATTAGGTCTTCGATCGCATCGATAAGTTGAAGAACTTGCAACTTATGTTTCTTGCGTTCTTGTTCAAGTTCGTCTGCATATCTCCACGCTTCGGTTTCTGATTGATGAAGACGACGTAATTCGACGGCTGCTTGTACTTCAATTTCAGAAGCCATATACACGTCAAGAGCATCTGCTAGTCGCAAAGCTTCTGGGTGACTCTTCATTAATTTACTCTCGTTTTTATCAGTCTTCAGATAAAATTGTTTTTCTGATTCACAATATGGAGAAAGACAAGGACCGTCCTTGCCGCAAATACCATTCTCTTTATGTTTACATGCCATGATTATACATCATCCTTAACCGGAACCCAACCAAAATGTTTAGCAAATTCTGTTACTTCTTGTTCAGACATACGAGAAACAAAAAAGCTAACCATTTCTGAAAGTGTCTCTACTTTAGCAGAAAGCGTCTCTAGTTCACCTTTACGAAACTCTTCACGTATAATTGCGTCTGTAATAGTATATTCCGTTTCATAATAACTACTATATGACCATTGTTTTTGAAATTTCATATAAATTTACTCAATATTTGTGTTTTTCAATTTCAGTTTGTGCAATTTTTCGATAAAAATCACGAACTCCATTTGATCCATAATCGACTGCCAGTTCTCTCGAATGAGAATCCCAATTATAGATTTTAACCAAAGCTTTCAACAAAGAGTCTCTTTGCTCAATCAATTTAATTCGTTCAAGATTATATTGATTTGGTGTGAGAAGATAACCAAAAACATTTTTCCATTCTTGAAGTTCAGCATATAATTTCTGTGATGTTGGATTTAATTCTTCAATACAACTAACTATCTGTGAACCCCAAAATAGACTGGAATCATTCAGTTTAAAAAATTCAATATACTTCCCTTGAATGTATTCTTCGACAAGTTTTGTGAATTCCTCCAGTTCAAATTCATCAATCTCATCTTCCAAAACCCCGGAAAATTGAGCAGGAGTAAAATTCATGCCAGCTTGTTTAGCTAGTTTCATAATAATTTCTTTGTCAATCATTTTTGGCTCCTAAAATTGTCAATATCATATTCAAATAGAATACTATTCGCACAGCATTCACCATCATCACTTGTCTGATATGCAGTCATAGCACAATCTTCAGCAACCAGCCTTGCAAATTGAATGAACACGCCATGCATACTCCTTAACAGTTCTTCAGAAACTTTGTTCGGTTTCCATTCACCATAAACATCGAGAGCATCTAGCTCGTATGCTTTCCTTGCAAATTCTTTAATTTTATGATTCAGATCAATCATTTAAATTCCTCAAGTAACGATAGTTTGGGCAAGCCTCACATGGTTGCATTGGACTTTCTAAAGCACACTCTTCACATGTCATCCAGTATATCATAGAAAATTCCTCCTGATGTGATCTACAACATGTTCTATAGCTTGATTATAACCCATATTTCCTTCGGTTTCAACCCATTGATCGCCACATTCTATGCTATTTGATGAGTATGAGGCAACATCTTCAATGATGGATTTAACAAGTTTTTCAATAAAGACTTCCATCTCTTGTGTATAATCAGTTGCCCAATCAATTTTTCCTTTTCCCGGACCCCAAGGCTCATCATTCCAAAGAATGAAACCAGATTCTTCGATTAGTTTTTGAATTCGCGTATTCATTTGTCACACCAAAGCATTTCATATAATGCTGTCGCAATGAATTGAAAGTATGTACGTTCAAATGCCACTGTATAATCAGGTGTTGTCTGAAGCAATTGATATATGCAGTTACCAAGTCCAAATGCAAGTGTTGCACTCAGGACATCAAAAATTCGTTTATTCATCGTTTGACACCAAAATATTCTCGGATAACATTACCCATCCATTCACCATAGAATACATCTTTTTCTTCCATGATCTTGGAGCATTCAAGTATGATAAGTTGAGATAACTTATTAGCACGACCAGTCAAATCTGATTCAGCATATCCTGCTTGAAGCATTAATTCTTTTAGATGTTCATTCATTCCATCACCAAGTTACGTCAATAGGCCATGCATGGCTAAATTTCTTAGCAATCTCATCTATTTCATTCAACGTAGCAAATTTATTTTTATCAAAAACTTTGCTTGTCGCATCCCAATCTGGTTCATGGAATACTTTGACATAGGATTGAATCATTTCTTCGATTTGCTTGTCCACAGTTTTCTCCTAAAAATTTTACGTATGGTAGTTGATAACCTAAAATCGAAATATGCATCAGCTACAATAAAACAACCAGTTATGGTGTATAGAATTACTGAGATGATGATAAAAATATTTTCATTATAATTAATTTTTATCCCCAAAGTGTTGTTTTATTATTTCAGAAATATCAAGACATTTCTCGATAACCAAATCACAGTCTTCTCGTCTATTTTCATCCCATTCTGGTAACGATTTTTGATATTCACACAGACGATCAATTTCTTTATTGATTAGTTCAATACATTCATCAGCAATAAACTCTGTAAACTTTTTCCTCCAAGTTGCATCCTCCGGAATTTCGTCTTGCATTCTCCAATAAGGATTGTTATGCTCATTACGTGTATCATATGCAGCTTTTTCGGCAAGTTCTTCAATTCGATTATTCATGTTAGTCATTTATAAATGTTCTTAGCCACAATAGACGCTAGTTTGCCGTCATATTGACCAGCATGATTTTCCTTTAGAAACTTCATGAATTCCGGCATCGACTTGTGGTTTTTAGCAATGTTCATGAGTGCAAGTTCGGTAAGCTGTAGCGGCAGGAACCGTTCGAGAACAGTGCGTTCGGCTAGGAAACTAGCAGCATCCTGACCTCGGCTGGTCAGTGCAGAAACAGTCTCATCGATATTCTTGATGAACTTCTTGACGACTGCAACCACCTCCTGATCGGTAGTTTCACGACCAGCGTTCTTACCCACCATAGAAGCTTCGCCTAGTAAGGTAGTTAGCAGACTTACTTCAACGGAACCTGCTTTACGAGCAGCAATTTGTTTTTGTTTAATTTCTTGAATTAGTTTCATATTAATTCCAGATCATTGTTGAAAAGTATACCATCCAAGACACAGCACTAAGTAGCAACACACTTGCAACCAGTAGCGCAAATGATTCGGAAACCGATTGCAGCAATACCGCAAGCATAAGCATAAAGCCACTCCATAGACTAATGGATAGCGACAATTTTAACATAAAGTCAGTCATATATCAATCCTTATTCAGTCGCAAGTTTAGCATATCGGTAGTGGATTGTATGTTGTGTAGTCCAAGATGTCTGACCATCTCCCCAAACATAAAAATAGTTTTCGTCAAAATGTGAAAAATGACGTTTTGTCCAAAAAATGTTATCATCTGATACATAGACTGGAGTATCAACGGCTACATCTTTCCAAGGATTATATTCATACAGATCATAATATGATTCTGGATTATAGTCACATTCACTTAAGTTAGAATACAACATTACGGGAAATTCAAAATCATCGGTCAATACCAATGCAACGATTGGATATTCTCCTTTAGCATTGTCACAAATAATTCTAGCTTTAAGTCCAGAGCGAGTCTTATGGGTATATACAATTTCAGACATATTATTCCTTATTAGAAAATTCAATCTTAGTTTTGGTCAGAATATTGTAGACAGTCAAAATACAAAAAGATTCAAGCCAAGTAATTTCACTTACGCTTTCAAAAATATTTGGAATAGACAGATTCCAAAGAATCATCATTAACAAGGCTTTGATAAGTTCAAAGCCAATAAAAATAGTCGTCTTCATCAAAAGGTTATCTGGCATAATTATACTTTCACGAAAAAAATTGATAGACACCAACAAGTGCAACCAGCAATGATATGACAAAAACATAAATGTCAATATTAGATGTTTTTTCCATTTCAACTCGATTGGGACAAGTCCTACCTTGGTTGCAATTCTGATTGCAACATTTCTTTTGAGTATTTTCCATTTTCTTTATTAACCTTTGAACATTCGATATCAGCAAAATCCGAACCACAGAAATCACATTCATAGAAGAACAGATTGTCATCAAACTTCAAGAATGCACTGCCTTCGCCGCAACATGGACAGAGTATCCGATATTTTAGCATTGTTTTTTGATTTCCGCAACCACAGAGTATATCCCAAAACCAAGTTCACAAACTATCGACTCCCAGTCAACAGGAGAACCAGATGCTGCTTTCCTTACATTTTCCATCACATAGTCAAAATCTTCTACAAATGACTTAGCTTTGGTCTTGTTAATAACAACAGAATTAGATTCGATTGCATTCAATTTAGATGTAATCTCCTCGTTTTCGGAAACAATATCAGAGATTACGTCGGTCAGTTTTTTGATGTTGGTATTCATAGTAGAGTATTGATTTCCATCCATTTCTTATAGTGACACATGATTCGTTCTTCAATCTGCCTTTGCGTAGAGTATACCACATTTTCTGGCTTAAACCAGAACAGAGTCTTCAGATGTTTCATAAACTCACCCAGTTCCTTCTTCTCAAGTCCAGTCAACGATGACACCATATCACCGTTAAATTTTTCCTTGACAAATTTCTTAAATGTCATTTCTTTCATCATGTCAGAATATTGATCGTATGCTTGAGGAAACGAATGAAAAATCATTTCCATATAGAATGTTTTATCTGCTCTGCGAGGAATAAAATTCCCAGAATATCCTTTGATATATTCAAGAAATCCTTGATAAGTTGTTCGTTTCTTATCTCTTGTTCTATGCATGTGAGATAGTTCAGCTAGGTCATAGCTATCAGGATGGAACCATTTTGACGACATGACATAATCAAACATATCAGGAAGATCATCAAATCCATTTTCAAATACAGTTGGATCAAGATCAAAAAACATCAATGCATCACTATAATTCCTTGTAATCAGAACTTCACCGATTATATTATCATTATTTGATTCATCTCGAATAGGCAGGAACAATCCAAGATGCCCATGCTTTAGACCGAATCGATGTGCGATACGACCACAAATATTACCCAAATCATTGAAAGAAAAATAGGATTTTGCATATTCAAATGACTCAACAGGAACATGAATCAAATCGATCTGAAGTTCTTTGTATTCAAACGAAATAACATTTGTATTTCTAACAATTTCCTTTGATTCTGGAAATAGAGACTTTACTGTTGAAACAGTAAAAGGTTTATTGTCATCTGTGCTGTATAACACATCCATATCACCAAATGACTCTTTATTCCTATATGCCTCAATCAAAGAAACGCGAGTTACAAACCAATCTCTGATTACTCGATCAAGAATATTCGGAACCAAATCGAAGTATTCTTGTTTTTGATATCGACGAGTTACACAATTTTTGAGACAATTTCCACCCATGATAATCTCCATAACAAAAAGCACTCAGGTCAAACTTCCTGAGTGCTTGTATTATATCACACTTTACGACTTGACGAACACATTATTCGGCAGTGTCTGACGATACTGAATCCAGCCGGTAAAGTTACCAGAGTGCAGGCGACCATTCCGATCAACATGAGTCACCCCTTCTTCCCATGTGCTAGGAAGATATGGAATATTCTTTTCATCTTTGACATCAATTTCCATACAGATAGGAGTTGCCTGATGTTCGCATGGACTCATATGTGGCTTTCGACCAGAGAACAGCTTGTTGTAAATGTTAATAGCTTTTTCTTTGCTATCATTCAATCGCCTATAACTGACTTGGGCACAGCAGCTTGCTGAAATCTTCTGAGCATCTTCAAGACTCAGTTCACCACCATCTGAATCTAGATAATGCAGAATGCCAGATTCATCTCGATAGATATCCACATAAGGAAGATGCCATTCGCCTTTATTATTCAGCTTAACAGGAACAGAATCATTGCGACAAGCAACCATGACTTTAGCGAGTTCTTGAATTTCTGGCTGTGCTTCTTCATCGTCCCGAAGCCATTCAAAGTTATCGAAATCAGTCATAGTAACAACTGCTTTCATCATAACGAATGGTTCTAGGATACGATTGCTAAGTTGTTTGTGGACATTCACTGATGCCAGTTTACCAGCATAGTCTGCTGCATAAGCAGATGCCAGTTCCCAATATACCTTTGCTCCTTCAAGGTCATGACCACTTAGCTCCTCAGTAGCCTGCATACCGGATTTGTTTTTACCCCAAGAAATAGGAGTAGCAGGAGATTCCTGAACCATTTTAATGACATTTGCGATAGGAATTGCTCGACTCGATGCTGCATTCTTCGAGAACATTCGATGGGTCAAAAATTCGGACCAACAATATCGATGAACCTCAACTTCAAATGTACACAGACGATCACCAGATTCGTTAATAGAATCCTTAATTAGTCGTGCAACAATACCATTTTTTCCTTGCTTTTCAATCCACATATTTTTTACTCACTTTCTTCGTTAACAACTTTAATTTCACTATCCATATTCATGTTGCCATTCACCTGAAAAACTTCATTCAGGACAGCAACATATGAAACAGAAACACCCGGAAATTTCTGATCAAGACCATGCCTAGCCATAGTCGAATTCTCGGCAATTACGCCGACATTGAATTCATTATTGATCTTATAAACATAAATCACTTTAGAGACTCCATAAAAGTTTTTGGTAGATGGTTAGAACGAACCCTAACTGAAACCCAGACATTATAGTATTCCGGAGAAGGTACAGCATGACGAACAAAGATTTCGTAGGTTTCCCAGTAACTCATCTCCCCTAGAGTATAACACATTTTCAGGATTTCCCTACGAAAATTTTCTACTCCATGCTTCTTGACATCTTCTTGTAGTTCAGTGTTGGAACCAAAATACTCTTTCCATTCTGATTCTGTTTCCGATTTGATCTTCTTTTTCTTTTTGGTTCCATTCTTTAGCGTGACTGTTTTGATGGAGGTCTTGGTATTATACATCTTTTTCTTTCCGATGTACTTCCTGCCGTCCAAAAGATTTGTAATACAGTAGACAAATCCAATTACATTTTCCGGAGGGTCATTCACTTCGGATTCTTGATAAATCCATTTATTTTCAGAGTAGTCCATATTTGATAAATAACAATGATTAAACTTTTATTTATCAATTAATATGGCTATCACAACAAAAGAAGAATTCCTACAATATTGCCTTAGAAAACTTGGAGAACCTGTTATCTCTATTGATGTAACAGATGAACAACTAGAAGATAGATACACGGAAGCACTTAGAAAATTTCATGACTTTCACTTTGATGGAACAGAAAGAACCTATCTAAAACATGAAGTAACAGAGGAAGATGTTACTAATGGTTGGATTCCAATCGATGATTCGATTTCTGGTGTCATTAGGGTTCTACCAGTTTCCTATCTAGGTTCATCATTACAGAATCCATTCAACCTACAATATCAGTTATTCATGAATGATATGTGGAGTTCAGTTGCATCATCTACTGTCTCAACTGGTATTTCTTATTACTATTCTCTTAGACAGTATACAACAATGCTTGATCAGTTATTGAATGGTGTTCCAATTATTCGATTCAATAGAAATACTGATCGACTATATATTGATATTTCTTGGGGGAAGAAACTGGTTGCTGGTTCATGGGTTATTGTTGAATGCTTTAGAAAAGTCGATCCAGAAGAATATCATCAGACATTTAATGACCCTTGGTTAAAGCATTATACCTCTGCTCTAATTAAAAGACAATGGGGAGAAAATCTATCAAAGTATGATGGCGTTGCTCTAATTGGTGGAGTTACAATTTCTGGTACTAGGATTTACCAAGAAGCTTTGCAAGAAATTGATCAACTGGAAGATGAACTTGAAAATAAGTATTCCGAGCCAGTAATGTTTGCAATGGGGTAAATCAAAAAATGAAATACGATCTAATTGCAGAAGCATATATTAACTCATCCATAGATATAGATTCACTACCAGTTGCTGATATATCACATCATCACAAACCAGATAATAATCTAGATGAATCAATGAATTCATGGATTAACTCTGGAAGAGATTATGATAACAGGTATACAAGCAATAAACTAAAATTGCTTAGAACAATTGCACCATACTGGAAAGAAAAAGACCCATATGAGATTTTAGCAAAAGCGCATGACTCGGCCATAACAGAACCTAGACATTCACACGCTATCCATGCCTATATAAATGGTTCTCTTGGGGAAGAAGATATTTCAACTGGGTCAGAAATAGTTAATAAACATCTAATTAAGTCACATATTGACAAGACTGAACCAAACAAGTTTTTTTCATTTGGGGAAAGCGGTCTAGACCTAAATTTAAATGACTTAGATGAAGCATTAAAACTGAATAAGTTAAATGCGCCACTAACAACTTATTCTGGTATAGGATTTAATCCAAAAAAATTAATGACTGAAAAAGGATTGCTACATTTACCAGCATATACATCATCCACAACGAACAAGGCAGTCGCTCTTAGATATACAGTTCCAGATTCTGATGGAGTTCATGTTTTACAGATAACACATCATAAAGGAGCAACTGGATTTTATGTTGGAGATAATGAAGATTATTCCCCATTCATGCAAAAAGAACATATTATGCCTAGAGGAATTACTCTGAAAATAAATCCAGTTCCTGAAATACATGAAGACGATGAGGGAAATAAACTAAATGTCTGGAAAGCTAAAAGATTAGCTTCACTGGAGAAATAAAAAAGGGGCCATTGGCCCCTTTAATTTTAGGTGTCTGCGAGTAGCTTGGCGAAGTAATCTAGTTCAGATGTGGTATCAGAATCATCCTCAAATACTTCAGCCTTCTTGATTACCTTCTCTACCTTTTCGACTTTCTCTACAGGAGCAGCTTTCACCTCACGCTCAACCTTTACAGCCTTCTCTAGAGCCTGTCGTGGTGTGTACTCCACTTCAGAATCTTCACCTTCATCGATGCTCTCAGAAGCCCGTTTAACAGCTTCAGTTGACAGACAACGATCAAGTTCCTTCTTTAGCTGATCATAGCTCTTGAAGCGACTTGGCTCAAGGAACTCAGATAGTGAATGACACTTTTCTAGAACTTGTTCTAGCTTTTCTTCGTCTCCCCCAAACAGAGCAGATGGAGAATCGAAAACAGAGTTCTCATAGGTTGGATACTTATCCTTGTTATAGATGCGTAGCTTGAAGTTAGCGCCTTCCCATAGGTCATAAACAAATACTGGTTCATCATCCTCAAACTGAGGCTTTGCCTTGGCACCAATCATATCATGGATTTGCTTACCAGCTTTGAATAGGAAAACCTTTCCATCATTTTCTGGATTAGCTGGGTCTTTTAGAACCAGAATGTTGTAGATATAGCTGGTCTTACGCTTGCGCTTACGAGCAATTTCCTTATCAGCATCAAATCCAGAATTCCATAGTTCAGCATTTGCTTCCATTACTGGGTCTTTTTCACCGATGGTTGATGGCGAGTCATTGATAAACCACTTACCAGTTGGACCTTGGAAAGCATATGAATATAGCTTAACCCAAGGTAGCTCATCATTGCCTGTTGCTGGCAGGAAACGAATAACTGCTGAACCAGTTCCGGTCTTATCGCGGGTTAGCTTCCAGAAACGATTATCTTCGTTGTTGTATGAATTACCCGACTCGAAATCCTTGGTTGCGATTTCGCTCATGCGGTTACGGTTATTGCGTTGAGCAGCTAGGCGAGACAGTGTTGTTGCCATGTTTTGATTTTCCTTTAATTTACGTTGATTAAAAATCTGTCGATTTGGCTTGAGTGCATATCAGCTAAAATGCCTTTGGTGACAAACTTATCGGATTTGTGCATTCGCACTTTGTATTTATCTGCATCAAATCCAGAGATGTTGTCTATGACCTTGATTTTCCTGTCTAGGATTATCAGGGATTCATACTCAACCTTTCTGGAAAGGATATCAGATATTACCCTATCTCTAAGGTAATCAGTTAGAGTTATATCATTCTTCATTAACTGAAGTTCAATATAACTCAAATCTCTTTCAAGAATATATGATAGTGATTGTTTTGTCTTTAACCAATGATCATAATTATCCTGTGCATAAGAATCAGCGTACAGAAAGTTATCATTTCCATACAGGAAGTTTGAAACACAGTATTCAATGAGTTCCCTTTCCGTTTTTACTTTCTTGATAATCTGTTTGATTAGATTCAAGTCATCTCGATCAGTTACCTTTGATTGCCACTTGAATCTTCCATTTGCCTCAAATACATCATACTTGGTCAGGAAATGAAGCCTAGTAGCCATGTATAACCTAAAGGCAACTTCAGGGGACATAAATTATACCTTCAAATTGATTGATTCAACAATTTTCTGCCTGATCTGTTCAAAAAATTCTTCCCCAATCTGGCGGTAGAATTCATCAAAATCCCTAGTAGAATTTACTTTTGCAATATCGATTATACCAGAAAATTCGACTATTGGTTTCATGTCTTTCAAAGAAATTTTCGCCTGAGTGATATTTACTTGATGGCTCATTCGGATTCCTCAAGAGTGTTGGTTGTTTCTTTTGGCATCGCATATTCTTTCTTAGCCTGTTCATAAATTTTTTGCTTTAGAACAGGAGAAATCATCTTGGCTACATCATTATAGTCGATAAAATTGTCATCACAATATGACAAAATTGTTTCGATATAAGTTTCGCCACTCTTGGCAGCTAGTTCTTCGATATGAAAAGAGAATTGAGATGGGCTTTCAAACATATTTTGCGGTGATGATTTCTAGAAGATTATACATGAAAAACATGGAATACCTATACGAGAATGGACAAGTTTTTTCCGAGTTTCCAGCGACATTCAAGATTGGTTTATTATAACCGAATGAGTCCAGCATGTCAATAGCTTTTTTCAAATCTGGTTGCAAAGTCCAATCAAGAAGGTCACATTTAGGATTATAGCACACTAAAACATATGGTTTCTTCAATTCCTTCAGATGCCTGACAGCAAGTCTAGTTCCCGGAGAATACATATCAGAAACAATAATGATTGTACAATCCGATTCTTCGATATTCAATTTTGTTCGATCTTTATACCCGAATGTAGTCTCAACTAGACCATATTTTTCTCCTAGAAATGGTGCTTCTCCAGCAGTTGTAATGAACCTATATGGTGCAAATCCACCAGTAGGAATATCAAACATCTTGGCAGATTCTAGGCCAGCCTGATCTGCTCCAGTCTGACCGCCAGAAATAATTTTTTCTGGAATTGTGTGCATCAGTATTCCTCTATGATAGAAAAATCATTTACTTTCTTGATACGAATATTTCGATCAAAAACTTCCGGTAGGTTTTCACGATGAGAAATGACAATCATGTTAGTATCATCTTCCTCTGCTGCCATTATATCAAGAAAAGTAGCAATTCCTTCAGAGTCTAGAGATTTATCTAGAATCTCATCAAAAATCAAAATGTTGGTAGAAACAGAATTCTTAGCCATAGCAACCTTTCTCCATGCGAAAAGAATGCTCATAGAAATCCGCATCTTCTCGCCTTCTGAGAATGAATTATAACTAAAAATGTCCCTATTCCTAGATTTAATCGTTTCGTTGAATGTTTCATCAAGTTCAAACTGAATAAACATATCAAACATTCCCAGATACTCATTAATATACTGATTAATAATTGGAATAAAGTTAGAGATAATCCTAGACTTGATTCCAGTATCCTTTAGCATATTAACTGCCATTGAATAGTATTCAAGATTTGTCTGAATACTAGATTTTTCTTCAGATTTAAAAAGAATACGCTCTATATTTTCCTTTAGCTGCTTCTTTAGCTCAGGCACCAAAGAATTTGTAGTTTCAGTTGATTCTTTTAATAGACCCTTTAGATTTTTATTGTAAGAATCAATTTTAGTCTGAATAATCCTTCTTTCGGTATTCAGAGCAGATTGCTTCTTATAAATTTCATTTACCGATTCAATCTTTTTATTAAACTTTTCTAAGATTTCATTAAAAGCATTTTTCTTTTCTGTCTTGGAACGAATATTACCGTTCTCAGAATCCATTACACTCTTCTTTAAAGATGAAGGAATGGTCTGAGTGCATTTTGGACACTCATCGGATTCAAGAAAAAATGCCATCGAATTCTTGGAATTTCTGATAGAGTGTTCTAGTTCAGAAATCTTAGAGACAACAGATTCTTTTCCTGATAGAAGTTCATCCATCATCAGTTCAGGAACCTTTACTGCCTGTAGACTTTCTTCGATCTGAGTCATCTGTAGATCGAGCGTAGCAAGCTCAGACTCGATTTCTGCTATCTTACCCTTCCGAACTTCTTCCATCGCCTCCTGATCCGTCTGAGCAGCTTCTAGGGCGCGTTTATGTTCCTTATGTTGTTCCTTGGCTAGAGTGAGTTCATACTCAAGTGACTTGATAGATGCCTTCAGGTCAGTAACAGTTTTCTTGGCAATATCTTGCATTCCAGAGAAAACAGAAATATCAAGAATTTCCTCGATAATCTGTCTGCGATCAGGAGCCGATAGTTCCATAAAAGGAACATAGTTGGCCGAACCGATAACAACAATCTGCTTGAATGTCTTATAGTTAAACCCTAGGATAGACTCAAGAAGAGCCTGATAATCTCTTGAGTTTGAATCTTCCTTGATTAGAACATCATTCTTCCAGATTTCAAATACTGCTGGTTTCTGACCCCTAACAACTTTGTATGAATCTGTTCCGATAGAAAAAAACAAAGTAACAAGAAGTTCTTTGTTGTTGATCGAGTTAATAAGTTGACCTAGCTTGATGTCACGATATGCCTTATTAAAAAGAGCATAGCAGATAACATCAAGAGCGAGTGAACTCTTACCAAATCCATTCTTACCAGAGATTGAAGTAGCCTTAAAGCCATCATATACAAACTCCGATTCAGCATTCCCGTATGATAGGAAGTTTTTAAACCTTGCTTTTAGAAATTTAACTTTCAATTTTTAATGGCCTCTCGATATAGTTCAGTCATGATATCAGTCAGAATATTCTTATCCAGATCAATTGAAGAATTTTCAATATATTCTTTTAGGACAATTTCAGTGTTCTTGATATCATGAATGATTGTATGTTCGGATAGTTCTTCATCAAAAGATTCTTTGATTTTTACATCAAGTGGATTCATTAGCTGAATCGAATCTAGATATGCATTGAACTTTTTCTTGTCCTCACGCTCCTTCATGATGATATGAAGGTACTTACCTTCCACCTCAGAGCGATCTGGAACGACACCATTATACACGATTTTGTTGTAGATGGTATGTTCATTCTTGATAAAAACTACTTTACCTTTAACAAAAACCCAAAATCCCTTGTCATCATTATAATCCATCCATGTGATCTGATATGGAGTTCCGACATACAGAACATTATCCTTCCTAGATTTATGGTGATAATGCCCAGAGATTACCAGATCAAACTTTGCGTACTCTGTGTGGTCATATCGAGTCTTGATAGACTGTCCTTTCTGCATCTCAAATCCATTAAACTCAAAATGACCAACACAATACTTGGCATCTGTTTTCTGGATCATATCAGAAATCTGTTTTTCATTTTCCTTGCAGACCCAAGGACAGACAAAAAACTTTTCACCAAGGATATCTAATTCAACTGGTTCGTCAATAATAGTCAGAATATCAGGATTAAGTAGCTGATAGTCGGTCAGAATTTCCCGGATAGAATTAATCTTGACAGACTCACGATAATATATGTCATGATTCCCTACCAGAACATATAGCTGGATTCCTCGTTTGGTAACTTCATCTAGGAACATAGTCCTAAATTGGTTGATTGCCCATACATTGATATTCTTTCTAACATCAAACAGATCACCAGTTTGAACAACTGCCTTGATTTTATGTTTATCAATAAAGGCAAAGAAATCTTTAAAAAACTTTGCCATATATGCATGATGATCTACATTTGAATTCCTAAGAGCAAAATGGGTATCCCCCAGAAAAATAATATCATTCCTCATCAGTTTCATCATCCTTCATTAAGTCATCGAGTGGGCCAATCTCTTGTTTTTTCTTGAGTTTGTCCCGTTTTTCCTTGTCTTTCTTCTCAAATTCTGCTACATCAAAATAAGGAATAAATTCTGATGTAATGTCATGCTCATCATCTTCCATTTCTTCATAAAGGGAACCGTTTTCCTCTATGGCGTTGTAGAAAGACTTAGCCTTGACATATGCTTCCTTCTTCTCATAGTCAATGTAAGAAATAAAGTCATACCAACAAACCTGAGAGAAGTAAGCAAAGGCGTTCTGAGTCACATTGGGGTTGAAGTGACAGATTTTAGCACAACAAGTCACCATAGCTTCAGAGATCATCTCTTCTTTGTAGGTATAGTTGTAGAAGTTTGGACGGTTTGCTAGGCGTCTAGCAATCAGCATGATACACTCTGCGACATACCTAGGCATCTGAGGTCGTTCCCTTCCTTCAGCTTCTGCTAGGAAGCAGGCTTCTCTATGTTTTACTACCGCATCTGTAAACATCTTGTTGTCGATATAATCTGCCATATTTGATTTCTAAAATAATTAAACATGGATATCATTATACCATAAAATAATATATCAGACAAGATACAGTAGAGTCAAATATTTCTTTCTTGCTTGTTGTATAAAAACAACATTAGGGTAAACCCCTATTGACAACCATAAAAACGGTGGTATAATAAGACCTATAGGGGCTTTTGGTGGTAAATGAGTAAACTTTAAAAATATACTATAAAATATATTATAAAACTCTTTATAGTATTTTAATAGTATATATTGTTTATATAAATATTTTATTATACTGTTTAATGATAAATATATTATATCTATCAAAGGAGTATAAATGAATATATCTATTAATGGTTTAAACCTAATAACTACATATGAAGGATTTTCACCTAAACCATATCTAGATGTAGTTAAAGTACCATCTATAGGTTATGGTACTACTAAATATAAAAATGGTAACTCTGTTAAGATGACAGATCAACCTATCACTAAAGAAAATGCTCTAGATGAATTAAAGTTTCATGTAGAAGAAATGTGCATTCCTTTTATTAAAAAATATGTTACTGTTGACTTAAACCAAAATCAAATAGATGCTTTATGTTCATTCATCTATAATGTTGGTTCAGGTAATTTTATTAAGTCTACATTACTTAAAAAGATTAATCAAAAAGATTTTACTGGTGCCGCCGAAGAATTTCTAAAATGGAATAAAGCAGGCGGGAAAGTATATGATGGTCTAACAAAAAGAAGAAATTCTGAAAAAACTTTATTTCTAAAGTGATTTTTGTGGTATAATACTCAAATAAACTACATAAAGGGTATTATATGGCAAGAAAAGGAATGCTAACTAAAATCAATGATCATTTTTTTCCAGACAATCAAGATATTGACCAAGCATATGTATATCTTCGTGGTCCAATCACCATCGAAACTTGTTCGGAAGTAATTGAAACCATCTTGGCTATCAATGTTCCAGAAACAGATGTTGATGAAGATGGAAATGAATTTGATGTTGATAAGCCAGATGTTATCAATCTATTAATTACTTCAGTTGGTGGCGATATGAATGCAGCATTCGCCTTGATTGCTGTCATGAAGGGTTCTACCGTTCCTATTAGGACTATTGTAGTAGGAGAAGCATCTTCTGCTGCATTCTGTATTTTTATGGCTGGTGATCAACGTGTAATCACACCATATGCATCACTGATGTCACATTCGTTTTCAACATCTGTTGAGGGTCATTATCATGACCTTAAAAATGCTATGATTGAAATGAATTCTTATAATAGTAAGATGATTGAACTATACCATGAGCTAACTGGTCTTGACCGTAAAATCATCAAGAATAAATTCCTTTCACATACAGATGCATATATTCCACATGAGGATGCTATCAAATATAATATGGCCGACCTATTATCTGATCTGAAATAATGTGGTATAATGCTTCTGCATTCCTAAAAGAAGATGAAGATGGGCAGACCAGATCATATCTGGAAATTCCACTTCACTTCTTGGAAAAAGTCAATATCAAAAATGGTTCGTTAATTAAATTGATGATTGATTCCGAATCAAATTCTATTATCATCAAATCTATTGAAAGTGAAAAAAATGAGTGAAGATATTTTCCTACTAAAGCTGGTTACTGGCGAAGAAATTATTGGTAAGACTGAAGAATCAGAGACTATGTTCTTTGTCAAGAAACCAATTCAAATTTTTCAATTTCCAGATAAAGAATCTGGTAAGATGAAGATGGGTATTGGGGATTTTATGCCTCATGTTGAGAATACTAATGTTATGATTCTCAAGACTGCTATTGCCGTTATTGCCGTTCCGCGAGAAGAAATGATTCAGCAATATAGGGAAATTACATCAGATATTATTCTACCAGACAGCAAGATTCAGCTAGTTTAAATTTATTATTGGAGTAACTATGCATTGTGCGAATTGTGGTTCATCTCATATAATTTCCAAGGGGGTTGCTCCAATTTTAAATGATCCTACAAGGCGTAGATATGTCTGTCGATCATGCTCTACTAATTTCTATGTAAGTTCTCAGACTATTATTACTCAAGAAATTCAGCAACCAGAGCTACCATATTATCTACTTGATGATGAAGAACCGAATCTAGAAATTGAAGAAACTGAATATCCAGACGAGGATTCGATTGATCATGAAGATTTCCCGGAGTCGTTTATTCGATCAAATGAATATATCGAATCAATCAAATCGAAGAAGCGAATTGTAGTAACAACTGCTCAGAATAACTCGGAAGTTGATCAAGATTTCTTGGATACTCTGATTAACTATTGTTCGATTAAAGATGCTGCTTTGGTTATTATTCCGATTCGGTATAAAAAGAATTCGGACGATGTGTTCTCATATCAGAAGTCTGTTATTCCTTATCTAGTTGATAACAAGATTGTATTTGAGAATAATAAACTTTGTATCTGCGCTGATCTAAAACTTCTTTCGACTGCTGTCAATCCTCTTTCTGGTCTAGATGCATTCTCTAAGGGAAATTCTTTGATTATTGGTCATGCTCAGGTTCAGCTAAGGACTCTACCAAGAGGAACTGATAGGAAGTATCCACCAATTATTACGACAACTGGTGCTGTAACAAAGAAAAACTATTCAAATACCAAGGCTGGACTTCAGGCAGAATTTAATCATTCAATGTCTGCTGTATTGGTTGAGTTATGTGATGATTCTGAAGTTTTTATTAGACACTTGAATTATGATGAAGTAAATAAAGGATTTTATGATCTGAATAATTGGTATAATAAGACTGATTCAATTAAGATTAAGCAGGTTGATGCTCTAATTACTGGCGATTCTCATGTTAGGTATCATGATAAGGAAGTGTTTGAAGCTACATATGGTTCTGGTGGATTGATGGAAACTCTATTCCCTAAGAATTGGCTCATCCACGATGCCCTGGATTTCAACAGCAAATCACATCACTCTATCAAGAATCCATTTTCTAACTATCTGAAAAGACAGTTTAATACCGATTCTGTTATTGACGAACTTGAAGAAGTATGTTGTTTTATTACCAATAATGTCCCAAATGGAACAAAAGCAGTGATAGTTGGTTCCAATCATGATATTCATCTTGATAAATGGTTAAGGGAAACTGATATTCGCACTGATCCAACTAATGCAAAAATATTTCATTATCTATGGTATATCATGTGTGAGTATATGGATCAATATGGCGTAATTCCTACAGCATTACAGGCTTTCTTTGAAAACAAGAAATGTGAAAGGAATTATGTTAAATTTCTAGATGAGTCAGATTCATTTAAAATTCATGGAATTGAATTGGCTATTCATGGTGCTAATGGAATTTCTGGATCAAGGGGATCGATTAATCAGTATTCAAGACTTCCTGATAAGACGGTAACAGGACATTCTCATCAACCTTCTATTCAAAAAGGAGCCTATTCAGTAGGAACAAGTTCTATTTTTGATATGGATTATGTGAAGTCTGCATCTGCTTGGGATCATGCTCATTGTATTATACATCCTAATGGAAAAAGGCAATTAGTCTTTATTAGGAACGGAAAATTTAGAATGTGAAAAATGGAGCCTATATGGCTCCTTTTTGTTTTGTGTGTATTTGATAAATAATAGAGTTTAATTTACACAAGAAATAAAATGATTAAAGATATTCCACAATCCCTTATTGATGCTGTTAAAAAAGTTCTGTATGAATCAATCGAACATCCTATGATTGAAGTTGATGGTGTCATGAGACATAGAAATAATTCTCTAGGGCAACCAATTCATCATACAGATGAAGGCATCAGGAACTTTCATAGATGGTTTGGGGATTCGCAAGTTGTTGATGAGCATGGTAGACCACAAGTAGTATATCACGCAACTAAACATAAATTTGATTCTTTTGATTATGAGAAAATTGGAAATGGATACAATAGATTTGGTCCAGCTTTTTATTTTACGAATGATCCAAAAACTTTAGATATTTATAAAGGTGAAGGAGGAAATCTAATTCCTGCATATATTAGAGCAAGTAAAATTCAAAAAACGGATGCAATGTCTAAAGAGGATATTAATAATTTTTTTGATTCTTTGCAAGTTAAAAGGTTTAACAATGGATATGATGCTACAAACGATCATGAAAACATTAGAAACTCTGCATTGGAAGAACCGGATAGAGCATTTAGTAGGATAATATCTAACACTAACATTTATATTGATAAAAATGACTTTCTAAATGGATTGCATAAAATTGGTGTTCATGCTACCATTCGTAATGTTTTTGGACATCCTGAATATGCGGTATACGATAATACTAACATAAAAGCCACAAACAACTCCGGTGCTTTCGCACATCCAACCAAGATAACAGAATCAATCGAACATCCTATGATTGAAGTTGATGGCGTAATGAAACATCGTCATAATAGCCTTGGACAACCGATTCACCATACAGACGAAGGCATCAGGAATTTCCATCGTTGGTTTGGTGACAGTAAAGTTGTTGATGAGTATGGAAGACCAAAAGTAGTATATCACGGCACAACAAAAGATTTTGATAATTTTGACCCAAATTTAGCAAATAGCGAAGGTGGAGCGTTTTATTTTTCGCATTCATCTCAATTTAAAAATCCGGCAACAAATGCAAACACATACGCTAATACTAATCGTGGTAGTGAAGATGGGTCAGTGATGCCTGTATATATTAAAATGAGTAATCCATATATTACTGGATTTAATAAACCAATTCCAAAAGAAAATGATTCTTTGATGACTTCATGGTTTAATGAAATGGAAAAATTTAACAGAAAACTCGTCAAGAACAAAAATTCATATTATCGTCAAGAGATTCGAACAGCAAGAAGAAATGGACATGATGGCGTAATTATTAACAATGTCGAAGATGATAGACAAGAAGGTCTTCGCTGGACTGATCCAACAGACGTTCACGCGGCATTCAATCCATCTCAAATTAAATCTGCTATCGGTAATAATGGCAATTTCTCGCATCCAACAAAGATTACCGAATCAGAAGAAGATTACAGAGGATCGCATACTGCTCCTAGTGCAGAATTTGGAGCGCCAGCACATGACCTAACAAGAGTATATCCACAAGATTTCTACTCAAGTCGTGGAAGTCAGTATTATGGTGACGGTAGACCTGAAGATAAGCGAATTCATACCCTTCTAGCTTCATTTAAAAATAAACCAGATGCCGATGTTATGATTTATAGAGCAGTTCCTAATGAATCATCAATCAAAGAAATAAATCCCGGAGATTGGGTAACTCCTAATCTACACTATGCAGTTGAACATGGTAATCGATTTGATTCTTCTAAAATTCTTTCCAAGATGGTAAAGGCATCAGAGATTTATACAGACGGAAACTCTTTTCATGAATTCGGGTATCACCCAAACAAATAAAGGAATTAAAAAATGAAATACGATAAAATTGCAGAATGCTACATAGACCAAAATGGATTGGACGAAGAATTAGATATTCAATCAACCGAATATCTTGACCTATCCGAAGCAACCAAGGATGGTAAAGACGTAGAACTAAACAAGCCATTCAGGACTCCCGGACAAAGAAAGAAGTTTGCTGTCTATGTCAAGAATCCTGCCGGTAAGGTTGTGGTTGTTCGGTTTGGGGACCCCCAATTATCGATAAAAAGGGATGATCCGGAGCGTAGGAAGTCTTTCAGAGCAAGACATTCTTGCGATACGGCCAAAGACAAGACAACTCCTAGATATTGGTCTTGTCGTTTCTGGGAAGCAGATAAATCTGTGTCTGACATCCTCAAGGAAGAAGCCAGTCATATTAGTGTGATGCCAGCTTCCGAAGATGACTATTATGATGTTGTTGGTTTGGATCAGCAGTTTCCGAATAATCAATATTCTCTGAGGCAGTTTAAGAAGCCAGAATATTCATTATCTGTAGCCAAGGACAACGATAATAATCTGCATGGATACATTCTCACTAAGCCAGCAGATGACGGCTCTACGCTGATCGTGAAGATGCTGACTGACCAGAACTCTAGAAACATGGGAGTCGGCTCTAAGATGCTTGATCATGTCATTCAGAAACATGGTAATTTGTCCCTAAACGTCAGACACCATAATGAACCAGCTATTTCTTTGTATCAATCAAAAGGATTCAAGCTAGATCATGTCAAACCTTCATACTATATGAATGGTGACGATGCTTATCATATGAGACTATCGACCTAAGAATTTCCATAGAAAATTTCAATCTTGTCTTTTTCTTGTTGGTGTTATACTAGCGTTACACCAACACACAGAGGAATCAAAATGTTCCACAGCGTTCAAGAAATCGAAGATCGTGACTATGAACTTAGCTACAACCCTCAAGATCGATTCATCGGTTTTGATCGTGGTGATCGTCCACAGTATGACTTTGATGACTATGAAGTTATTGGTCGCATGACCAATAAGTCCGGTAAGCGTGTTGTCATCAAGCGTTATTTGGACAGCGAAGAATATCACTTTTTGTATCGTGTCTATGTTGGTGATCGTTGCGTCTATTCTGTTGTGAATTCTCAATCGGCAGCAATCAGTGTTGCTAGGGAATGGATGGAGAAATAAAGAAAGGGGACATAAAGTCCCCTTTCTTATAAATATATGTTTAACAACAAATAAAACAATATGTACGATAATATCGCAAAAGCATATATTAAAACTTTAATAACAGAATCAAAAGAACCACTTTATGTATATCATGGCGGAACATATTCTGGTGGAGAATATAATCCATATGCAGTAGGAGAACTCGGAAATATTCGTCCTATGGGTGGAGGAATATATGCTGGTGATACAGAATATCATGCATCAAGATATCTAAAATATGGAAAAGAATCAGCAAAGGTACATAAATTCGAAGTTGATTCTGGGGCAAGTATATTTCCGATGAACGGAAAAGCATGGAATATGGAAACTCCAGAAATGCAATCTCACTGGAGAGAAAAATCTTTGGCAATTCAAAAAGATTTTCAAGATCAGGGTCTAGTTAGACAATCCCCGTTTGGTCATTGGGGACATTGGGCAAGTCAGATGTCATTTTCCAAGTCTGTTCCAGAAAGAGAGCAGATGCGCCAGATTCTACTAAAGCATGGCGTTGATGGTGGAAAACAAGTGTTTGGTGATGAGCCGGGAGGAACCGAGTATGCCTTTTACAACACTAATGTGTTAAAACATATCGATTGAAAATTTCAATCATCTATAAGTCCTAGTGTGGTATACTCAACAGTATCAACAACAAACTAGGACTTTTCTATGCCTTGGATTCAAAATGTTTCGATGTACTCTGTCCTGAACGGACTGCATTTCTTTGAGCCTAATAAGACTGTTTGCATTCGCATTCAGGATTTTGGTAACACCAATTTTCTTCCATCAAAGTATCATGATGAATTTATTTCTGTTTATCCTTTTTGCTTTAATGACAATGATGACCCCGATTCCGCTGCAAACATCTCTGTTGAGCAGGCAAAAAGGATTGCCAGCATCTTGACGGAGTGTCTTGAAAAAGGATACAATGTGGTTGTAGCATGTCATGCGGGAATTTGCAGGAGTAAGGCTGTTGCAGATGTTGGAGTCCTCCTTGGATTTCAGGATACTGAGATGCATGGGATTCCAAATGTACTAGTCAAAAATCGACTCAAGGAACAACTTGGTCTGACTGTTGATTATTCTGAAGTTTTTAAATTTGTTCTTCCTGATTGGGAGTAAAATGAGTAGAACATATCGTAGAAAAGCAGATAAAGGAACAATGAATGATTGGGCTTTTAGAAGTTCAATTTATCGTATTCATGATTATTCCGAAGAAGAACTAGAGCGACTTCGATCAATGTATCATTCTGACTCCTACGATTGTTCTTTTAAAGAACCGGGACCAAGTTGGTATAGGAATCTATATACAGAAAGACCAAACAGGAGGAAGAATAAATTGGAACTTAGAAAGTTTATTCTTGATCCTGACTATGAACCGATGTGCATTGAAAAAGGCAAACTTGAATACTGGACTTAAAATGTTGATTACTCTTTATAATATTTTAATTATCATTAGCATTGTTGCATCAATATTTGTTAATGAACCAAGTATAGTAATTCAACTATTGGTAATTGCAATATTCTTTAACATTTTGTTTTTCAAGGACAAATGAAATCATGATGCCAGTATTAATTGGTTCTAGAGCATTGCAATATTGGAATCCAACACTAAAACTAAAAGATGATACTGATTGGGATGTTATTTCTTTTAAGCAGCATTCTGGTTGTGAAGTGCATGATCCTTTGTTTTTAAACAACATGGATATGACAGACTATGCCCTTGGTCATAATATTATTATCCTTCCAGATAAAACAAAAGCATGTGTAATGAGTCCAACTGGGCTTGCCATCATTAAGCGGTCACATCTTCATCGTGATCTAAATTTTGATAGGCATATCACAATGTTTCATAAATTTGGCTTAAGTGAAATATTGAAGGAAAAATCACACAATTCTATTGCGAATGAAGACCTTCAGAAACGCATTAGATTGACTAAAGAAGCATTTCCTCAAGGAAATCCAAACTTGATGCAGTCCAAGGAAGATTTCTTTGATGATTTTGTTACAAAGAAATACGACCATGATTATCTTCATGAGTTGGTTGCGTTTTATGACAAACCTTTGTATGTTTCTTTGTTACGAGATGAAAAACTTGCTTGGTGTGAGCAAGAAAAGTGGTATAATCTATCTTATGAAGATAAAGTAAAGTGTGTAGCAGAGGAAACCGTTGTTATTGCTATCGAAAGGTTTATGATTCCAAATAACTGGAATTATCCTTCTAAGTTGGCATATATGAAGGCACTTCGCAAAGTATGTACTACTTTGTGTTCTGGTTGGTTTAGGGATTTTGCTATTGACTTCTACCCTGAAGTTATGACAGAATATAGTAATTCTGTGTTTGTTAATGTTAAATCTAGATTGGAGTGAAAAAATGAGCCTTAAAATTGAAATTGGTAATATGCTGGATGCTGCTGATCGTGACGTTCTTAGCGACTTCTTTCTTTCTGAAGTATCCGATAAAAATAACGAGTATTGCTACGAAGAAACCAGAGAGTTTATTACAGAAATTTACTCAAAGGAAATCAAGCATAAGTTTGTTGACTCTTTTGGTGGAGAAGGCCAAGGCGATTCTTTTTGGTCTGTATATTCTTTCACTAAAGATGATGAAACAGTTTATGTAAAGTTTGATGGATGGTATCAATCATATAATGGTGCCGAATATGATAGTTGGTTTTTTGTGAAACCTGTTCAGGTTACTGTCACTCAATATCAAAATGACTGAAATCAAAATCATCAAAGGTGATATTCTTACAGTTGATTCCGGACTTCTTGTTCATGGAGTCAACTGTCAGGGAAAATTTAATCTCGGAATTGCCAAACAGATTAGGATGATGTATCCGGCAGCATACGCTGCCTATATGGAACAATTCTCAGACAACGATCATAGTGAATTCTTCCATAAAAGAAATCTTTTGGGTAAAATTTGTAAAGTTCCTGTCACTGAATCTTTGTCGATTGTTCATGCGTTTTCTCAACAATATTATGGTAATGATGGAAAGAAATATGTATCCTATGATGCGATAGATTCTATTTTTCAAAAACTGTCTGAGTATGTTGAGCCAACGGCGTATATTCATTTCCCAAAAATCGGATGTGGGCTTGCTGGTGGTGAGTGGTCTGTGGTACAATCCATCATTGAGCATCGACTCAAGGATTTCCCCAACAAATTTTTGTGGATCAAGGAATAAATTATGGCAAATTGGGACAAACTGAAATCTCTGGTTGACCAGATGAATGATGAACTATATTCTGAAAATGTTTCGTCAAATGCTGATGTTGAACTTGCAAATATGCAGCAATTTGTCAAGCAATATCGTGAAGATATGAAAGATCGAATTGAGAGAGAAAAAGATTCTCTGAAAGAAAATCGTGAGCTTGGTCTATGTATTAATGCCATTGAACAAGAAGGATTTGTTCGTGGTCTGATTTATGCTCTGAACAACTTTAATTATTTCTTCGGTGAAAATGAGGAGTGAATTATGTATGTAAATGGCGAACGAGTGATGGCATATGTTGCCACGATTGAAGAAAAGAAAGCAATTGAGGGTGCCGATCTAATCGAAGCCTATCGTGTAGGTGGTTGGTGGGTCGTTGATAAGAAAGATACTTATTTTGTTGGCGACAAAGCCGTATATTGCGAAGCTGATTCATGGATTCCGCATAGCCTTGCTCCGTTCCTGTCTAAAGGAAAAGAGCCTAGAGAATTTAATGGAGTCAAGGGAGAGAAGCTGAAAAGTGTGCGGTTGAAAAAACAAATTTCACAAGGTCTATTGCTTCCTCTTTCCGTTCTTCCTGATTATCCAAATCCACAATTTGAAGGCGATCCGGTAGATTCTATTCTTGGAATTCAATTATGGGAAGCACCGATTCCGGCATGTCTTGCTGGACAGATGCGTGGTAACTTTCCATCTTCAATTCCGAAAACATCAGCAGAACGTGTACAAAACCTGAATCGTTCTATTGAGCAATGGAAAGAAGCGGGATATACTTTTACTGTAATGGAAAAAGCTGATGGTTCAAGTACATCGTTTTTTCTAGATGTAGATGATTTCCATGTTTGTTCTCGGAATTGGAGTCTCAAAGATGAAGGAGAGAATACCTATTGGAATATGGCTAAGAAGTATTCCATTCAAGAAAAGATGATTGCAAATAACATGCAAGGTCTTGCTATCCAAGGCGAAAGTATTGGAAATTCTATTAATGGAAATCTATATGAGATGCAGAATCAAGACCTGCTTGTTTTCTCCATCTACGATACCAAAACCAGTTCTTATCTTCCGACAATGGAAGCTAAGAAAATTGCTGATAAACTCGAACTTAAATTTGTTCCAATTATCGGTCAATGCAATGATCTGCCTACGATTGATAGGATGCTTAATTTGGCAGAATTCAAATCGAATCTGAATCATTCTGTTAACGCTGAAGGTCATGTATATCGATGTAATGAAGACCCGAATATCTGTTTCAAAGCAATTTCCAACTTATATTTGCTTAACAAAAAGGGTGATTAATATTTGATTATTATTTTGACGCTCCTTTCTAGCGTTAGAGTCCTTGGGTTTGTGGTGAACCGCGAAGGACATTTTTGTTGACTTTGTTGAAAGTCGTGGTATACTATCAACATCTTTATTTCGGAAAATTTGTTTTATGAAAACCATAGTCTGGGTGGATTTAGATGGCGTCCTGTGCGACATGGAGAAACGCTATCAAGAAATTTTTAAGATGACTCCTTCTCAGGCAAGAGATAATCTTTCTTCTGCTGATCTGAGGAAATACTGGAAGTTTTTTGTTGAGACTTCTCAATTCGCAACTCTGGATAAACATCCTAGCTGCGATGAGCTTGTTAGCTACCTTAAAGGGCTTCCGAAGCGTGTTACTGTGGCTACTCTCACTTCTTCGTCTGGGTTTGAGTATCATGACATCGTTCAGGGACATAAGATTCACTGGCTAAAGGAGAATAATATTCCCTTTATTCCGGTAGTTGTTCCGGGTAGGAAATATAAAAAGGGTTATGCAACAAGTAATTCTTTCTTGATTGATGACCATCATGAAAATGTATCTGAATTTATTGCTGCTGGCGGAAATGGCGTAATTCATACCAATGCTCATGATACCATCAAAGCTGTTGAGGAATTTCTGAAATGTCAAAAAAGCTAATAATCAACAAAGAAGTCTGGACAGAAGTTGAGGTTGAAGTCGATCTATCAGAATTCTCAACAGAGGAACTAGAAGATGAATTGTCAACCAGAGATGATTACTATGATGTAGATGGTCTGAAATATGAAGCAGAAAAAGCAGTTCAGGCGTATCGTTGTCGGACTCCCGGATGGGAAGAGATGATGTTTGAAATTGTTCACGAAGTAGCTGGAAAACTTCGAGTCTGAGTGATTTTCGTGGTATACTAGACTCCATCAGCAAGCAGCAACACGGAGTCTAGTATGCTTACCTTCCAGCAAGAAAACATCGGTGAGTTTCAAGAAAAGGAGTTTGGTAACTCTTTTTCATACCGCAACACTTCGGATGAATGGGCACTTTCTAGTGGTCTGATTCATGAGATCGATGTTGGCGATGGCTACAGGTTCGGCATCGTCAAGAAGTCTGTCGCCTATATCAGTGTGGACGAAGATGAGTATGGTAAGCCTGTTCTTGAAAAGTGGTTGCTCAAAAAGAATGTGACCTACTAAAATCTGTGGTAGAATATCATCATACGCACACAAACACTGGAGTTAAACATGATCACCAAGAAAGACGCTATCGCCTTGGGTAAGGCAATCTCTGCTGGGGCTTCTGCTGAGAAAGCAAACTGTTTCAATCGTCAAGACGAGGTGTATGCGATTCAAGGGGCAACTTATCGTATGCTCAATAACATCTGGTATGATGTTCTTCCTCCCAAGGTTAGGGAACAGTTTGGATTTGACTCGCAGAATTTTATCAACGAAGTTTTGAAGTAAAAATATCATGGCTAAACTTATCTCTACCAAATTTGTCGAATCCCTGTCTGATGATGTTCTTCGTCAGATGATTGCTGATCATGAAATTTTTAGTCAGAAAGGTTCTATTGGAGACTGTGAACTGAGGGATCAGACTGAAAAGTTTTTGCATCAATTTGGAATTCCAGACACCAATGTTGTGATGTGGATGGATCGACTGATGTTTGATGTATTTCGCAACTTTGCAATGCGCTATATCAAAATTTGTGGCGAGATAACTCATGACTGACGAAGAAGTGATTGAGCAATGTGTTTTGTTGGATATGACTCCAAGTAAACCGATTTATCTACTGTCGCATGACTATACAACATATGCATTGACATATATACAAACTTATTGGGGGTTGATTCCATATGGTGTTAGACAAGCACTAGTAAAATCTGGAAGCATATTTTGGACTGAAGATGAAGTCAAAGCAGCAAAACAACGAGCATTGAGTCGAGAATAAGTCATGACGAAATATATTTCTAAAGAAGCAAAGCGACTTTCTCAGATGCGGTTTAACGAGAAAGAACCAAAGCAAATTCAATATACCCCACAAGAAAAATTGTGGACACAATATTGGTCATCAATTGACCGAAACGATCTTCAGACAATATTGGAACTTAAAGAGTTTCAGTATATTATGTGTGGTGAAAATTCCATTGTTGTATATTTCAGGAAACTAGAAACTTCTGATGATTGTTTTAATCGAATTTCTGAACAACAAGCAGAATGGGATGCATATGAACTCCGTAAAAAAGCATTCTATGCCGACATTCAAAAACGAATTGCAGAAGCGGAAGAAGCTGAAAAACTTCGTCGTGAACGATTCAATAACCCAGAATACCTTGAACTTCTTCGTCTGAAAAAGAAATTTGGAGAACTGTGATGAGCGAAATTTTTGAAAAAAATGCAATTGATTGGCTTCAGAAAAAGATTGCGGAATTTGTGTTTACCCAACAAGATTCTTATGAAAATGAGTGGTATACAACTGATCGAAAACTTGTAACATCAATTCTAGATGAGTTTGTAAAGTTTGTTGATCATGAAAATATCGAAAAGGAAAAGCGCCGCAAGCTGTACGAAGAACTAAAGAAGGAGTTTGGGATTTGGGAATGAATGACCTAATCTACCGATTAAGGAAGCGTGCTGAAATTCGTAGGAATGCTACTACACGCAAAAGTGTCCAAGAAGGAAACCCTGATACGATTTCAGATTTGCTTGAAGAAGCAGCAGATGCTATTGAATCGCAGGAGAAAAAGATCAAAGAATTAACTGGAAATGTTCTTCCTATTAATTTCAATCCTAACTTTAGGATGTCTCCTTTTCAATTCGATCCGAATCAATGTCCTAAATGCTGTCTTGACATTAGTGGTGTAATCTCTTATTCTTGCAATCACAAAGACTGTCCATGTGGTCTTGGTCCAATTTGGAGTTAATGTAATGTGGTATGAATCAATTGCAGAATTAGCCGCGATTTATGGAGAAATGTGTGCTATTAATGAAACACCAAGAAAAGACCAAACACCAGAACAAACAGATAGGTTAAAAGTTCTTAGACAAGAGTGTATCAATTTACATTATGAAAGGATTTTGATGAATGTTTGCTGGAGCAAGGAAAAATAAATGTCACATATAATTCTTGACGCTGTTTATGTGAAAGAACTATGCGAGAAATATATTGAGAAACGATCTAAACAATTTTTAGATTCTCAAGAGCCTTTAATCCAAAAGACGATGAAAGGTGGTTGGTTTAGAAAACCAATGACGCGAGAAGAAGCAATTGAACATCTAAATTTAAATGCTTCTTTGTATTCTAATTGGCATTTGGTTAAATTGTCAATGATTGGAAACGATCTTCGCGTAGAAGACGTTTTGAAGGCTTGTATGCTCGACCCAAATGGAGTGATTCATCTTAATGTTAGAGATGCAGCAATTTTGAGCGTTGTGAGGGATTAAATTTATGAGTTGTATTGTTACCGGATGTAACTATCCAGAAGGAGAATGTTCTGGCGGCTGTTCTGAAAAACATGGTATTGAAATTCAGACGGCAAAGATTGTTAAAATAATCAAGCCAGAATACTATGTAGAATCTGATATACTCGGGACAAAAACAATTATGGTGAAATACCCGGATCAGGAAGCATTTCCATTTATCAATATTCTATATGACTACAGAATCACATCAAACTCTGGTCAATATCAATTGGCCGAAGAAATAATCAAGTTAATTTCTTGAAATGGGTAAATAGTTCTATTAACAAAGGACTATTTACCCATTATGCTTTCATTTACTGAATATCTATCAGAAGCCTTAAAACTAACACTACAATATCATCCAACACTCAATAAAAAAATTTGGGAATCAGATCAACCAGTGGAAGGAATTAAAGAATATTTACTCAAACATGCGTATGAGTTTGCAAAATATTCTGGTATCAAGAAAGACCTAATCAAAGATATTGTAATTACTGGCGGTAATGCAAATTTCAACTATACCAAATTATCTGATATTGATGTTCATCTGATGTGTGATATTACAGAAGAAAAGCAAGATTCTCTTTATACCAAAAAAACAAATTGGACAAAAGAACATCCAGAATTAAAATTTGCTGGATACCCGATTGAATATTATATCGAGTCAGATAAAGAACATCCACCAAAAGGACAAGGAGTTTATTCATTAATATCAGATAAATGGTTAATTGTTCCCAAGCATCTAGATAAAGATGAACTCCTAAAAGACCCCAAAATTATCACCAAAATAGAGCACATGATTGCTGAAATCAAATCTCTATTAAAAGATGGTAGCAAGCAAGACATTCTAGATTTTAAAGAAAAGCTATGGAGAATGCGTTCAGAAGGGCTTGAGAAGGCTGGTGAATTCTCTGTTGGGAATTGTGTCTATAAAGACATTAGAAACAGAGGATATGTTGATAAGTTGAATGCCAAAATTGGCAAATAAAATAAGGCGCTATATGCGCCTTTTATTTTGTCTGAAAGAATGATGAGACAAACCAAAAAGGAAGTTGAAACAATACAATAGGAATTAGAATTAACATGGTGGGTGTTGTAGATAAATAGTCTTAGTATAATTATTTATCAATAAACAATATGGCAATTCCAAGTAATATCGTTGAGTTATTTTCACAAATAGAAGAATCGGAACATAAGTTTGACAAATATCATGCCTATAGAGCAGTCGAACAATTATTCGAGGGTCATCTTCCGGCTAAAGATAGAGCAATTGCATATCTAAAGAAGATCGGAGTATATTCAGATCATTCATTCTATCTTACTGAGTCTGATGATATTATTGATGACCTGATTGAAATTCATAAGATTGCAAAAGAATCTAATATTCCGTTTGAAAAACTAAAGGATGAATATGTAACGCATCTACATAAATACGGAAGCAAAGAAGATGCTCTAAAGCATATAGGAAAATTTGTAATTAAACACAAATACCTAAAAGAATCTAAAGATGAATATCTAGAGAAACTAAATTCTATTGATGATTCTACTATCAATAAATTGGTTGATAAAATCAAAACAATTACTGATGTGATGAAGCATTACAAACCAGAAGAATTTTCATATCATATCAATGAAAATAAAGAAGAAGTTTTGCTTGGTCATATCAAGAAGATTCTTAGGAAATCTTCAACTAGGGTAAAATTAAAGAAGAAATCAAAACCAAGTTCAATCGTTCATAAGGCAAAGACTATTGCTAAACATCTGATTTCTGCTCATATTTTTCATAAAGAAGAACATGTATCACCAGAAGTCGAACATGCCATCGTGAAGTCTCACGCATACAAAAAGCTAGTGGCAAAACTGTCTCCAAAACTCGCCAGAATCGAGTCTGAGGCTATTCATGAGCATCATCCTATCCATGAGGAGATGGAGCCACTAGAAGAGCCTACAGACGCCATAGCATCTTCGCTTCCACCAGAAAAAACCCCGTATAGACACATCACTGATACTGATAAAAAAACTGCCATTATTTTTACAGGTCAAGGAAATGGTAAAAAGGAAACAACACCATCTGGTAGAGTTACTTATGTTGTTGGTGATATTACAAACGATAAAAGCATAACCAAAGACGAAAAGGAAAATGAAAAATGAATAATACAGCAACAGCACTAAAATCAGTTCTGGTCAATACATTTGATATGTATTTTAAGGCGCATGGAATGCATTGGAATATTGAAGGAATCAACTTTGCCGAATTGCATGGGTTCTTTGGCGATTTATATGAAGAACTCCATTCGGCAGTTGACACTATTGCAGAACAGATTCGAGCACTTGATGAATATGTAGAATATGGTTGTAAGGAATTTTCTGATATCGGTAGCGTTCCATCATCAAATATTTTTGGCGCAAAACCAGATAAGATGCTAAATGATCTACTGGTTGCCAATAGTATTGTTGTTTCATCTCTTAATGCCGCGTTTCAACTTGCTACAAAAGATAAAAATCAAGGTCTTCTTAATTTCTTAGGAGAGAGACTTGATATTCATGCAAAACACGCTTGGATGATTAAATCTCTATTGAAGGGTTAAAAATGGCTCTTAATAGTCTTTTTCCAAGAGGAACAAGATCAGAAACTTCTTTGGTTGAGAATTTAATTATTGAAGCAATAAAAATGTATGGAAATAATTGGTATTATATACCAAGAACATTAGTTGCTCCTGATAATATATTTGGCGAAGATAATTTATCTAAGTTTAAAAACTCGTACCAAATAGAAGCATATCTAGATAATATAGACAATTTTGCTGGTCAAGGTGCTTTTATGTCTAAATTTGGTATGCACATTGAGGAACAGGCTCAGTTGACAATTGCCAGAAAAAGATGGGAACAGCTAATTGGTAGACATGGTGAATCCATTATTCCTAGTAGGCCATGTGAAGGCGATCTATTGTATTTTCCGCAAAGCGACGGTCTATTTGAAATTAAATTTGTGGAACATCAATCTCCATTTTATCAGTTGGGGAAACTGAATGTGTGGAAGTTAAAGATTGAACTGTTCCAATATTCTTCTGAAAGAATTGAAACCGATATGGAAGAAATTGATAAGTTTGCTCTTGATATGTCTTTTGACATCCTTGAAACAGGAGATGCAAAAGAACCGGGACACAGAGATAACAGACAGAATCAAAGTTTTATCACTGAAGGAAATAGTGTTTTAAATTTTGATGAAAATAATCCGTTTGGAAACTGATATGGCTACACTAGAATCATTACAACAACAAATTAATTCTATGAATCAATTCTGGGCCAATCTAAAGACCCAGATTGAACGTGACATGAAAACTGCTATGAATAGTTCTGGCGGTGGTGCTGGTTCTATTGTTGGTATTGATATGCCAGTTAGAACAATAACTGCCTCCACAACAATTAGCAGATATGATTATTATATTGGAGTTAATTCTAATAATCAGGTGACAGTCAGTTTACCGACTTCTGGCGTATATCCGGGCAGAACAATTATCATCAAAGATGAAGCAGGTAATGCACAAAATGTGCCAATAAAAATCTCTGGCACAGTTGACAATGACCCAAGTGGTGCCGAATTGAGAATTAATAATGGATCATTAACACTTATCTATAATAAAGGTTGGAGAGTAATCTAAAATGAGTTTTATATACGACGACAAAATCAGTTTTGACGATTCTCCATCGCTTACTGCATTTTCAAGAGCAAGAACTGCTGAAGCTAGGCTATTACTAGAAACCAGATATATGTATGGTTCTGGTACATCAACTGAAATGAATGACTTGATTGCTGGTTCTGGTACGTTAGTAGCAGATCAGACTAGAAACTGTTATTTGGGTAATGTCACTACTGCTGCTGGCGATAGAGTAGTTAGACAGACAAAACAGTATGCTCCATATATTTCTGGTACATCAAATCTCGGAATGGTTACATTCACAATGAATGCAGCAAAAACTGGATTGGTTCAATCAGTTGGTTTATTTGATGATTATAATGGCTTTATTTTTAGGGTTAATGAGAATACTCCAGAATTTGTAATTAGAAAAAACGGAATTGATTCTGAAGTTTCTAATAAATCAAACTGGAATCTTGATAGACTAGACGGTTCAAAAAATAACATGAATAAGTCTGGTTATTCAATTGATTTTTCTAAATCTCAAATTCTAGTTATTGACTATCAGTGGCTTGGAATTGGTAGAGTTAGAGTTGGATTTGTCCTTGGTGGAAACATTGTATATTGCCATGAATTTAATCATTCAAATATTGT